AACTCAAAATCTGGTGTTGCTGTCTTGGTGTATGAGGCGACTTCCGCTCATACCGTCACCGCGTCGCTTACCGTTGTTCCAGTTCGCTCGGTTACCACGAGTGGTGGTTACGTTTCACCCATCACTCCCAATGTCGGTACTACTGGTTTCGCGGATCTGGCAACAAGCGTTACGCTGACAGTTCCAGCTGGTGTTAAGGGCCAAGATGTGGTCCTTATTCACGCCAATGCGATTGAGCTAGTTGCAACTGCACCGACAATAACGGTGTCCTCAACTGGCACCAGTCCAACGCAAGCCGCTACTCCAGTCACCGGTACCGAGTCGACCCCCACCGCAGCCGGAATCACCGGTGTCTGCTGGTACTTCGTCGCTGCGGGAACACTTGGTTCAGCCAGTAGTGATGTTGGTAAAGTCATCACCATCAGCGCTGGTGTCACTAGCTGCTACTGGGCAGCCGTGTTGTATGCGTACACGGGTGCCAATGTTTCCTCACCCATTAACGTGGCGAGTGGTGCCTTTGGTGGCGCTAACAGTGAAACGGTAACGTGTCCAGTACTCGATACCACCACGAATAACTGCTGGGCGATATACCTCGGTGGCGGTGCGCTCGGTTCAACATCAGTGCTCAACGGACCATCAGGTGCCACTTCTCGTGAATCAGAGGTATCTGATAGTCAAGTTGGTGCTGCCAGTTATGACTCGAATGCTAATGTAGGTAACTCTGGCGCAGCCATCGGTGGCGGTACGTTTACCTGTGGTGCGGCTTCGACAGCGTTGTTGACCGGTTTTACAGTTGGACTGGCACCAGCTCTTACCACTCTTACCGCTACTGCTTCATTGAAGGTTACTCCAACTCGTTCAGTAACACGTGTTCATGCCAGTAAACGAATTCAATCGCTTACTGTTATTCCAGTTCGCTCAGTAACACGTGTTCATGCTAGTAAACGAGTTGCATCACTCACCGTTACCCCAACTCGTTCAGTAACACGTGTTCACGCTGGTAAGCGAACTGCAACTCGTGCGGTAAGTGTTATACTTCATGCTATTGCGTCGGTTACCGTACCAGGATCACAGCAAAGTATTGATGCTGTCCCTGGTTTGATGAACCCGGGTCTTGCCACCCCAGCCACGCCATACGTGGTAACAGGAACCAGTCATACTGCTACAGCGTCGCTGGTTGCTACCCCGGTTTACCATACCACGACGACGCGTGCGCACTTCCGCACTACTTCACTTACGGTAACACCAGTTCGCTTTGTTACCGTTCGGCGCGCTCACATCCGCACCGCATCACTTACCGTTACACCAGTACGATCAGTTTCGCGTGTTCACGCGCACTTCCGAACCGCGTCACTGCTAGTTCACCCTGTTCGGTCAGCTATCGCAACTGGTCCACCACCAGCAACGTATTACTCGAGTAACCGTGCTGTACCGGGTGCTGTCCAGCCTGGTGCTGTCCAGCCTGGTGCTGCACCAGCTGCACAGCTTACTACCACCGCCTCACTAACCGTAACACCAGTACGACATGTAACCACAACACATGCGCATTTCCGTACCACATCGCTTACTGTCACACCAATTCGTTCGGTTACCACCAGGCATGCTCATTTCCGGTCAAGCTCGTTTACCGCTATACCAGTATTCCACGCGGTAGCAACACGCGCGCATTACCGGACAGCGGTGCTGCGTATCTTGCCGGTGTATCACGCTGCGGCTGTGGCAGGGTATGTTGCTCACGCTTCGCTCACCGTAACGTCACAATCTTCAGCGACAGCTGTTGACGGTAAATACCGCACCAGCGCGCTTCGAGTTACACCAATCACTCACACGTCAGCGACATCATCGCTTACCGCTCACGCGTCACTGCTCGTGGTACCATCGTTCGTTGCTACTGGTGCTTTTAACGGTGAGTTTACCGCCACAGCGCATTACACGGCTACACCAGCATTCCACGTGGCAACAGCGGTATCACATCACCATACCGCGTCGCTCACTGTTACACCAGCAACACACGTCTCAACGGTACACGGGCATTACCGCACTTCATCACTTCACATTACACCGGCACTCACCGCTGCAGCGACAGTAAATCATCATCGTGGTGCTTCACTACCGGTAGTACCATCATTCCTGGTAGTAACCCACGCAGGCCGGTACCATGCCGCATCGCTTCGGGTAACACCAAGATTCCTCGCGATCCGGTCGCTAGCCCACTCTCGAAGTGGTGTTCTCCGAGTAACACCGGCTTTCAACGCCATTGCGATGGTAACTCGTCATCGCAGTGCTTCAGCACGTGTTCTCTCGAGTAGTACCGCGGTAGCCACCGCGATGCGTGTTGTATCCGCATCACTACGGGTGACACCGTCACTGCGTGCATCGGGTACTGCATCTGCAGTGCGCCAGGCGGCTTTGAGCGTGAAGCCACTGACAGCAGCTACAGCCTCAAACAGTAATAACTTCACTAAGACTGCTTCACTTGTTATCACACCAGTCACGGTGGTACAAGCGAGAGTATCGGTATTCCGTACCGCATCTCTTACCGTTGTTTCTACCAAGAGCGCTACTACACGTCGTGGTCATTACCGAGCTACTTCATTTATTGTTGGAGTAAACCAGCTCGCGAGCAGGGTAGCAGCGCGTTATCGCACTGGTTCACTGCGAGTAGCACCATCATCGTTTACCACGCGTATCGCGGGGCGGTACCGTACTACTTCATCACGTGTTATACCAGCCACTCTCGTGCAACGAGTGGCCAGCCGGTACCGTACCACAGCTGAGTTGCTGGTACCACGGTTCACCGATACCAGGCTGGTGAACCGGTACACGACTGCGTCATCTATCATCAAACCGGTGTTCACTGCCACGGCGATGGTAACGCGTTACCGCACCGCTTCAACCACGATAACACTGAAGCTAACAGCATCAGCCACGGTCAGCAAGTACCGGCACGCGTCATCACTCATTACACCATCAACCACAACGACACGTGTTGCTGGGCGGTACCGTACCAGTTCATCGCTTACCATCACAGCATTCACGGCGCACCGGACTGCAGGCCGGTACCGTACCGCAGCAAAACTGGTAGCACCACTTCTCGTTACCACTCGTGTTCACGGTCACTACCGGTTTACCACGCTACCCATCGAGTCATTTACTTACTCGAGTGGTACCGTTGGCAAGTTCCGCGATGCCGCGCTTTTGCTACTCCCAGAAACACACGTCACTCGTTTTTACAGCGCACATCCAACAGCACATCTCACGGTAGTAACGGAAGCATTTGCTGGCTACTATGTCAGCTTCTACCGTGTTGTTAACTTCGAGGTAGAAGTAAAAGTGGCGGCAACTGGTGAACGCATCGTACCAGCGCCTGGACCGAATTATACCATTGTTGCTGCACGCTTTACCTGGCGAGCTGACAGCGCTCGCATTGTCTAACCGCAGGAGGCTGCGTGATTACGGTAACGCAGTCGTCATTGTCGACTGATTACGTTCAGGTGCTGATAGCCTCACCTGGTAGTACCGATCCAACTTTCGATAACATCCAGTTTGCTTTCACACTCGAGACGTACCCGGAAACACGGCCTACCACTGATGACTGGATCACCGGGTCGTGGGCAGTATCACCAGGACCGCAGTACTGGGCACAGTGTCTCGTGGGACCAGAAAATGGTGGAACCGTGCTCGCCATCGGATTGTACCAGGTCTGGGTGAAGATCCTCAGCAGCCCACCAGTTCCGGTCCTACAGCAAGTTTACCTGCAAATTACACCGTGAGAGAGGATACGCAGCGATGACCGTTGAGGTCTTTAACAAGAACCTCGCGACCACCACCGTCTCCTCCGGTGGTACAACCGCGCCATCTCCTGGTACAAGTCAGTCGTGGACAGTAGCGTCTTCTACTGGTTTTCCCACAGCGTCATCATCAGTTTCTCCACCCACTCAGTTCCACGTTGCTGACCCATCTCAACCCACTGAGATGATGGCAGTTACCAACGTGTCTGGTACCACGTGGACGGTAACTCGTGGCGCGGAAGGTACCACGCCGGTGGCTCACACCGCCGGATTTACTGTTTACCAGGTGGTGACAACTGGTGGATTTAACGGTTTTTACCAAGTTGCTGTCCAGCCATCTGGTGATACGAGTGGTGCCACAGACACAGCAGCAATCAATGCTGTTACCCAAAACGGTGGTGTGACGCTGTTGCGCACCGGTACTTACTACACCACTAATCTGCTGCCAGATTCATACGGTGCCATCATCGGCAGTGGTTACGGTACCATCTTGCAAGCACCGAGCGGTACCACCGGGTACATGATCGCGCTGAAAACACCTGCTACCACTAAGCAGGTTACACTCGAAAACTTTACGCTTATCCCGAACACCGGATCTCTCGGTGGCATTAACCTTGACAATACTGGTTTTACGCCGATTACCCCTTACGTGCCATATGATCCACTGCATTCACTTGAGCACATCTTTATCCTCGGTGCTGGCGGTGATGCATTCCACTTTGACAATAACGCCCGTGAGCTTCGCGTCAGGAACTGCGTCCAGTACTTCGCTGGTGGTTACGGTTTCTACCTCGGTCCAGGAGCAGCTGCTGATGGTGCAGGCTGCACTGACTCACACTTTACCGATTGCACGTCTGGTGCCAGCGTAAATCACGGCTGGTACATTGCTGATACCGCCAGCAACAACATGTTTACCAGTTGTAAAGCGTTTTACGCCGGGTTCAGTGAGTCAATTGGTGAATGGGGAACTACTGAGTGTGGTTTTGAAATCCTCGGGGCGTTTCTTACTTTCACCGGGTGTTCTGCACAACAAGCTGCACTTCATGGTTTTGACCTTAACGGGTGCCAGAACGTTACCATTACCGGCTGTGAGGCTGATACTAACTCGGCTGGTGCTGGTGTAACAACTGGTGTTGGTATCAATATCAATGGTACTACTCAGTGTTCGGTTGTTGGCTGTACCGGTTCAACCAACACGTTTGACCCCCCAGGTGCTCAAGGCTACGGTATCCAGACAGATGGAACGGTTACCAGTACGAGTATCGTCGGCAATAGTCTATACGGCACCATCAGTTCACTAAACAGAACAGATGTTGATGGTGGTTCTAACACGATCATTGATCCTGCAGCCGTTCAACTTAACTACCCATTTTTCCTGACACCGATGGGTTTGCTCGGGCTGGTGGCAACACCAGGTACCGCTCAGTATTTCGCATTGTTGTACGGCTGGGATGGATCAGATGGTAATGGATACGCTCAGCCAGCTGCTTTGACTGGTGCTGGTCTTGGTACTACCAACCCCGCGCTGCTGCAGATGTCTCAGTATACCGGCACCTCAGCAGTTACAGTAGCGAACACCACCCAGCAGACTTCCCTGGGTTCATTGTCGGTACCAGCTAATGATCCGGTTCCAGGTGCACGTTACCGCGTCATCGCTCACGGCACTCTCAGTACCGAAGCCACACCAGGTGCTACCACCGTTGACATGCGGTGGGGTGGTACCGCAGGCACACTTCTTACTTCACTGATAACTGGCACATCTGCTCTCGGGCTTACCGCGTCGTTGACTACCACACCGGTAAGGATTGAGGGTGAAATTGAGTTTCCAACAGCCACAAGTGCTGTTGGCTGGCTGGAGATGAGCTGGCGGAATAGCAATACTGGTACCATACCAACCACGGTTGCGACATCATCAATTACCACGCCGGTTACCGTCACCGTGGCATCAACTGAGTCATTTTCACTCGACTGGAAATGGGCTACAGCTAACACAGCAAACACGATCTCAGTTTTCTCATCATTTGAACGCGTTTCATAGTGTTAAACACGGAAGGAGACGGTTATGACCGTTGAGATTTTCGCTAACCAGCCTACGACCACTGTCTCCTCCGGTGGTACGACAGCACCAGCACAAGGCACGTCACAGTCCTGGACTGTTGCTTCATCTACCACGTTCCCAGCCGCGTCCAGTTCTGCCGTGCCACCCAGCCAGTTCCACGTTGTTGACATAGCATCTGGTAAAAGCAGCGAGGTCATTGCTGTTACCAACATATCCGGTACTACCTGGACAGTCACCAGGGGTGTCGAGGGAACCACGCCTGTTGCTCATACTGCAGGATTTACCATCCAGCAGGTGGTAACAGCAGGTTACCTAACTGGCACCAGCACCGCACTTAGCCATCAAACCGACTGGCTGAACGTTGTTACGAGATATGGTGCTGACTCAACTGGTTCCACCGACGCCACGGCCGCGATCCAAGCAGCGGTTACCGCCGCAATTGACGCAGGCGGTGGCGTGGTGTACTTGCCATCTGGCAGTTACAAGGTCGAGTCTACCATCACCGGGAATGTCACTGGTGTCGCCGTGTACATTATCGGTGATGGCAACTGGGCTACCACCATTTACTTCTACGGCAGTGGCGATTGCCTGCGCATTTACGATACCACGTCTGACAGGACTGTCAACGGTGGCGGTGTCGTTGGGATGACCATCGACGGTACAAACAGCTCAGGCAGCGCGGCGTCGTCCGCGCTTCACATGGGTGACATGTTCCAGTATCGTGTGGACATCGCTGTCCAGAACTTCGCTAACTTCACTGGCTCTATTGGCGTTCACTTTGATAATCAATACTCGTGGACCGAGCAGCTCTACGGCCGTTTGTTTGTAACGTATTGTAACACTGGCGTGATGTTTGACCATGCGAGCGGTGCCGGGTCTTCATCTACTGGTTCATATGACCGGTTGAACATGGAAGTTTACCTTGACCAGTCAAATAATGTTTCATTTGATGGCGTTACCTGGAATAACGGCGCCAACATGCAGGATGGTAACCTTACCATCCGCGGCAACTTCGGTGGCTCAAATTCCACGGTAACAGCGGCGGTGCTGCGAATCACCGGGCAATCACCAGCTGGCAGCGGTGACGTGGGTACTTATTCTTCATTGCTGTATAGCCAGATTTACATCGGCGTGGAGTGCGATAGCCTCGACACGAATGGACCGTATTGCATTTACTTCGGTGACACGGTCAACAACTTTATACAACAATGCAGTGGTCAGCTCAACTTTTATGCGGCGACCACCGCGTTTCAGGCCTCCAATGGCGGCGGCAACTTTGACTTCGCTGGTGATCTGAACGGTGCCGGTAACCTGTCATCATCGTACGTGATGACAACTATCGACGCCAGCTTTATCAACCTGTTCGGTGATTCTGTTGATGGTCCATCACAAATTAGTGCCGATACCAATAACATGCCCACGGTGGACACACCTGCCGGGTTGGTGCTGAATCTGCAGCTGTCTCAACCAGCTGCCACATCAGCAGTTACAGTAGCGAACACCACCCAGCAGACTTCCCTGGGTTCACTGTCGGTACCAGCTAATGACCCGGTTGGTGGAGCCGCGTATCGGTTCGCGCTCAGTGGTGGAATCAGTACGGCAACAAGCCCACCAACATACATCTGCGATGTGCGCTGGGGTGGGACCGCTGGCACTTTGTTGACATCACTGCGTTCAACGGCACCAGCTAATTCACCTGCGCTGGTTGGTACGTTGACTAGCGTTCCGATTAAAATTCTCGGTGATGTTGACTTCAGAACTGGAACCACGTGCACGTGCTCACTCCAGATGTTCTGGACAAACAGTAGCACTCCAGCCACGGCGGCAACGTATTCACTTTCCTCCACTATCTCAACGATTACGGTGCCGGTAAGTGGAACGGAATCATTGAGCGTTGACTGGCAGTGGAGTGCTAGCTCTGCGTCTAACATCATCACGATTGCCTCATCATCATTTGAACGCGTCTCTTAGCGTGAGGAAGTAACATGAAAATCACGCAGTATGAGGCGATGACCAACCCGCAACCAGATGATCTGGCAATCGTGGTTGATGTAAACGATACCTCGATGGCACCCACTGGCACTGATAAGAAAACCACGCTGGCACAGGCAGCTGCTGGTGGACTTGTCATTATGTCACCACTCGAGTATGGCGTTGACATCACTGGTGCAACTAATTGCTACTCAGCCATGACTGCCATGTTCGCGGCTGCTGGGGCGCTCGCACCTGCCACCGTGCTAATCCTCGCACCTGCTGGCATCTACAATACCTCGGGTGGCTGGGTGGTACCCAGCAACGTCATCTTCCGTGGTGCTGGTGCCATGGGAAGCAGTGTTACTGGTATCTTCAACGGCACCGTAATCCAGCCAACCAGTGGCTTCAGCGGTTCATATTTGTTTAGTTTGTCACAATCGGACAACAATCCGACCAATGGTGCACCGCTGTCGAACATCATGATCAATGGTTCAAATTACACCACGGAACCAGTTGATGCCATCCGCATTACCGGCCCCGCCATGTGCCAGTTGAACCACGTTGCCATTAGCTTCATGTCAGGCTGGGGTGTCAACACTATCCTCGATTTGTCTGCCGGTGAGATCGGCGCGTTCGGCCAGATCTGGACTGACGTTCGTGTCGACTCGTGTGGTACCTCGAGTGGTGGTGGCGTCAATCTCAACTACGCTGAAGACTCCACGTTCCTCAATTGCTACATCATCGGAAACACCGGTCCTGGCTGGCAATTGTGCGGCTGTGATAACACGAAGTTCATCGGCTGCCGAGCTGAGTACAACTCTACCTACGGTTTCTGGGTTACCAACGCAAGCGGTGTCGACTGGACCTACGCGACTGGGTGGGTGCAATTCATCGGCTGCTCCACGGACCGAAATAACTTTTCTGGTTTTCGGATTGATGGTACCTGGCAAACAGGTGGTGGAAACGTCACCGGCCCGTGTGGTGTCCTCATTAGCAACCTGGTAAACCGACGTGATGGTGCGTCAAACACGGGTACAGCTGGGACTTACGCGGGCCTCGATGTTGACTACAGTGGTGCAGTTAGCCCGTCCGTCGGCCTCCCTGTCATCGTGTCCGGTATCGGCCAGATGACTGGTAACAACGACGGTGGTGGTGGAAACGTATCACCACGCTATGGGCTCCGGGTCAACGCGCTCGGTAACGCACCACTTCGGGTTAACAACGGCATGCTATGGGGATACGGTACAGCTGTCACCGTTAGTGGTACCGCTACCAGCTACGCACTCGGGACCGAAGTCGTCCAGGCCGGTGGAGCAAACTGGCTCTACACTGCGTGATTCACCAACCACTTGCGCTATCGTCGCGTGAACCTGGGCGAGCTGCGCGATTATCGCCGCTCGTTGTGGATCGCGGACCAACCATCGAGAGGCTTCATCCGCAAGTCGCGTTGCTTCAACGATGTGATCTTGTTTGGTCGTTGTCATGTTTCACCTAGTTCAATCGCGTTGTCAATCCGTGGTTCCAGTGCACTGAATTCCTGGTTCAGTGACCGGATGTTATCGCCGAGAAGTGCGTGTATCCTGGTGAGCTCGCGTATCGATCCCTGAATATCGCCAGCGTAAGTTAGTGGGTAAACAGCATCAACTAGCTCATTACCAACCTGCACTGATTCAACGAATGTGGTAAGCTGGTAGGCGTTATCTTCAGTGATATTGAAGTGTCTCATGAGTGATTCTGCTAGGTACCGCTGTGATCCCACTTGCGTTCTCCATTGGGTTAGGTGGTTGTTGTCAGCATAATAAAAAGTATTATCATAAACACGATACCAATAAATACGCCAGCCAAGAAAAATGATTGTGGTTTCCAGTCTGCAATGGTACGTTCGTGTTCTGGTGATTTACCATTATCTGATGATAGCAAGTCATTAGTTATCTTTATCAGGTCAGCATTGTTTCTGGCGGTTTGAACCGCATTTGCTCGCTCATCAAATTCTTCGCGAGTCAAAAAGCCACCACCGAACGCCTCAGCGAGCTGATCGAGTACTGCGTTGCGTTGTTTATCACCGATACGGTAGTTAGTTTTTGGTGGAACAACACGCACATCAGCATTTCCATTTGATGTAACTGGTAGCTTTATCCAATCAATTACATTTTGTGGTGTACCACATCTGTCGCAAACAATATTGCTTTTAATGGCACAGTTTAGGTCTTTGCTACAGACATACGTGAAACCTTTACGATGAGATTTCGGACACCCTGAGCATGTTATTGTTACGTTGAACTCAGCGACACTATCACACCGCGTATCATCAGTTTTGACATCACACAAGCGCGTTTCATCAGTTTCAGTCACGTGAGTTCCTCTCGAATCAGCTGGCGAACATTAGCTTTTTCACGGTACCGAACCCGGCGACGCAGTGTCACCTTCTCGCCAGGAGCTATCTCGTCTTGGTAGATGTGAGCACCTGGGCGAGCCAGAAGTGTGCCAGTTGGTTTCTCACCACCCGCACCACGGCGGCGATTAGTGTGACCGAGGCCGTTATCGCACCGGCGACAGTGACCGGTCTTCATCCAGAAGTTAGGCCCCCAGGTTTCGGTACCAGCACCATTCCGTTTTACCTCGGTTATGGTTTGGTTCCGGTTGTAGAGCATTTTACATCACCTCGCTAGTTGCGATGGCGTACATAAGTGAACCTTGCTGGACCTGGAACAACACGATAACATCGTTGTCAACGGTGAAACTCATCTTCTCGCCGACAGTACGCGAGGCGCATAGCAGGTTACCAGCTGTGATCAAGTTGTAGCTGAAGTCGTTCATCAACATGGTACGGGCGTTGCGCCAGGTTTGCCAATTGGGAACGAACGGTGTGTTAACTGGTGTGATGCTCATCTGAGTCTCTCTTCCTTTTCCTGTTCCTGTGATTTCATTATACCAAACCGATGGCCTGGTGTAAACAGATGGCTGAATCCTACTTAGTTGCCCAGGTGACACCCTTGGAGGTTCTAGTTACCTCAACGACCTCGATACCGAACTCGGCTGGTGACACACTCATCGTCCGCTCAAAGTTGAGGCGTCCAGCGGCTTTTTCAGGTGTATCAAAGTAGCCGCCCAACCGCTTCAGCTGGCCATCTTGCTTTCGCCAGACTTGGTAGTGTAATTCAGTGACTGAGGTTTCGCTGTTCTTTTCCTGTTCCATATTCCTATTATACCATAGTGATGGCCTGGTGTAAATAACATGTCTGAAGAAATCCTGCTCCCCCTGCCTCGGTCAGGTCGTTCTGGAAAGCTACGTGGCGCCACACGCGATGTTGAAGCAACACGACTGCGTGCGCTTGGCTGGTCACTCCAGGAAGTAGCAGACCGACTCGATTTTCACGGCCCTGCCCACGCTGCAGCCGCCATCAGGCGAGCACTCGCCAACACCGTTCGTATCGCTAAAGATGAGCAGCGTCTGCTAGAGTTGCAATCACTGGATGAGTGTGAGCGTGCACTATGGATAGAGATTCGAACGCGGCATATTCTCGTTTCCAACGGCCGAATCATCAGAGATGAATATGAGATTCCACTCGAAGATTCACGATTCTTGCTAGAGTGCATGGATCGCATCTTGAAAGTAAAGGAATCGCGACGGAAGCTTCTCGGTTTGGACGCGCCTGCCCGTGCCGAGATCCTTACCATCGATAGCGTCGATTCTGCGATTCGCGATCTCGAGAATGAAATTAGCACGTATCGGAAAAGTGATAGCAATAACTAATTCGGCTGCAGTTCTTCGCCATCTGGTATAATTTCAAGTCGGTGGATGTGCTCTCGATTCATAGCGATACACCGGCATACTTCTCCGAGTGGACTCTGTGATCTTACTGGGAAGTTACCTGATGGCGCGTGTTGCTGGATCCAGATAAGACGAGTACCATCTGGTCCCTTGCACCATGTTTGCCAGTCCTGGTTCTGCCAGCGTTCCTGCGTGTCGTCATACCAGATTTTTTGACCGCAGTCACCACACGTGTTCATAGTGGCGCTTCTTTTCCAGTCCACAGCTTGTATCCAACTCGTGCGAACCGAAGCAGGTCATCACGGTTACCACGAACTCGAATCGACACGCGGTACACGCGATGGAACTGGTACCACTCGAAATGACTAGGTGAGATGTCACCGCGTGGAGATGCTTCCCTGGCAGCCGCCAGTGTTGCGACTTTTGTTGCCTCACGTGACTTATAACGTGATACGCGTCCTCGGATTACCTCGTTGATCTCGTAGTTGTAACCAGGCTTGGTGCTCACGTAGATGTGGTCGATGATCCGAGCGAACTGACGATTTGCGATACTCATCAGATCCACCGCCGCACGATGCTCGAGAACCGGTCATGGCTAATGCACATCGTGTATGATTTGAGTGGCTGGTGTCCATCATCCCAGCTGATCGCGTCGATGTGGTACACTTCAGTATCTGTGACGTGGGTAATAACGCGAACCTCGTAGTCATCATCCGATTGCGGCCTGGTGACATCCAGCTTCAGGAAGTGAGCGTGGATAAACCTATCACCACGCTTCGGGCGAGCGGACCGCTCTGCATCCAGCGCGTAATCCACGAGGCTGCCACCGTGTTCAAGTGAGGTACCAGCGGCGAAGGTACCCGGTCCAGTTTGCTTGATGAGCATCGCTGCCTTCTTTCTTTCGTTCCTGTTCCTGCCTACATACCTACTATACCACAATAGCATCACGTTGTAAATAACGGAAGGTGACTAGTCATGGTATCAGTGATCATTGGCATCGTCCTTGTCATCGTTGCTGTCATCACGTGGGTAGGTAAACTAACACCAGATCATGCGATTGCCATCCTGACTGGTGCCATCGGCGTGCTGGTGCTGCTGGGTGGGATTATTCCACGTGGTTACTTCTGGCATGATTGAGTTTTCAATCTCCGTGACTGTTACCAACCTGCTTATCATCACATTCCGGAAATAGGACCACGACTTCGGTTTTCCACCGTACCAGATTCATGATCTGGGCAACACGCGCACTACTAATTCCGAGATACTTAGCGATGATACGGGTGGTCATGCCATGTCGCTGATTCAACACGATGATTAGTCTAGCGCGCTCCTGGCTGAGTGTAAGTATTGCATCACGATGCCCGTTAATTTCGGTGGTGATCTGCTTGCATCTGATGATCAGATCATCTGATTCATTCACGCATCAACCGTTTACTCCACGTGGGATCCACGGAATTTGTGGCATCTTCATCTTCGGCAGGTTCGGGTCTGCTGACCATTCCATGGGCCGCTCCGCGATGACACCGGGCTCATGACCTGGCATCGGTCCATAGTCCGGATTCGGCGCGCTAACGCACTCCGGGTCGTCACCGAGACCGCCGAGCTTGCTTCTCGTCCAGGGTCCATCACCAGTCTGCTTGATGATTTCCTTGCAGTACTTACATGTCGAGTACCGGTCTGGTGATGTCATCATGAGCCTCCATTTTGTTTTGCCGTTGGTATGTTTACATCACACCATCATCGTGATGTAAACAGTTACCGACGAGAGTCATCTGCTTCAGCTGCGCCTTTGAACGCACGCGGCAGATCGGGAAACTTTCCGGCTGGCTTGTTATCAGCTGACAGCAGCCAGCCAAATCGCAAGTGGTAGATTACCGCCCACTTCACACCATCATGGGCAGTTCGCCGGTATGGCCCGATGCCAGGATTGGTACCTGGATCGAGTGTCCAGCTGTTAGTTGTTACGATAGGCACTTTACTCCTCGATTTGGATTTGATCAGTGTTAATGGTCCAGTGATGCAGCGCTGGAACTGTCGAACACAACAGCATCATCGAATGATTCTCGATCCACTTAGCGATTTCCTGTGCGTCTGAATTTGAAACTTCGAGAATTATTTTCTTCATGTGAATGTCTCCTCGTTTTTCCTGTCCCTGACAACAGTATACCAATAAGTCACTCAGGTGTAAACTAACTCAGCCGGATACCCAGGATCTTCGCTCGCTGAGCCTCGGTCAACGTGTCTGTGTATTCGTTCATGTCAGTAAAACCAGCTAGCCGAGCCTTTCGCCAGGTCCATTTCAGCCGGCCAGCAGCTGCGTCATGGTAGCCATCGTACCAGGCGTCTGAGGTACTGCCAGCTGCGTCGATGTCCGCGTTGTCATTAGCTCGCCAGCCACGGTTGTACTCGGTGGCGTACTTCCGAATATTCGGGTCGATGTTCTGGACTGACATCCGTTTCCTCCTGCTTCCTGTTCCTAATTTCTATTATACCATACTATCACCTTGGTGTACATACCATGTCTGTAGCCACTCTCGCTGAAGCGAAGCTCGATCGGCTACGAAAGCTCCGTGAACTTCAGGCTGAGCTGAAGCGGCTGAAGGACGTGGATGATGGGGCGGTTAAGCGACCGTGGGCGGAGATAGCTCGGCCAGGACAGCTGGCACCGCCTGGGAGCTGGACTGTTTGGTGTATACTTGCCGGCCGAGGTTGGGGTAAGTCCAGGACTGCCGCAGAGTTTGTCGCGGATAGAGCTCGTCGTTATCCTGGCGCTCGCATCGAGCTTATTGGTAAAACGTTTGCCGATGTGCGTGACACGATGCTTGAGGGAGAGTCAGGACTGCTGGCGTGTTTCAGTCGGAATGAGTTTCCAAACGACAGTGAGGATAACGGCTACAACCGGTCACGGTTGCGCGTCCAGCTGAAGAATGGCTCCATCTTCCAAAGTTTTTCCGCCGAAAAACCGTGGCGACTCCGTGGACCACAAGGGAATTTCGCGTGGGCAGATGAGGCGGCATTCTGGCAAGACGCGCATAAGGGTGTAACCGCTGATACCACGTGGTCAAACTTGATGATCACACTTCGGCTTCCGAAAAAACGTGAGTGGGATGAAGATTACCGGCCGCAGGTGGTTATCGCAACGACACCACGTCCGGTGGCGCTTCTTCGTACCAGTGATCCTGATCCATCACGTATGGGGATTCTACAACGGCCGATTACGATCATTACGCGTGGTCGAACCATGGACAATATCGAAAACTTGTCCAAAGAATACAAAGAAAACGTCATTGACCCGCTTCTCGGTACTCGCCTCGGTCGCCAGGAACTTGAAGCAGAAATCCTGGATGATGTGCCTGGTGCGCTGTGGAAGCGCGACTGGATTGATGAAACACGTGTTACCGATCCATCACTGGTACCGGATCTTATTCGTGTTGTTGTGGCCGTTGACCCCGCAGTAAGTGATGGTGAGACAAGCGCACAGACTGGCATCGTCGTGGCAGGTGCAGCACGTAATGGCCGCGGCTACGTGCTCGGTGACTTCACGCTTCGTTCCACGCCAATGGAGGCGATGAAAAAAGCTGTCGCGGTGTATCATGAATTTGAGGCAGATCGTGTCATCGCTGAGACGAACCAGGGTGGCGACTTCATTGGTACGTTGCTTAAAACCATTGACCCGAACATACCATACCAGACGGTACGAGCGACGCGTGGCAAGGCACTGCGAGCTGAACCAGTTAGCAGCCTGTATGAGCAGCGAAGAATTTCACATTGCGGTTCATTCCCATACCTTGAAGACCAGATGTGCGGATGGACACCAGGTGAGGGCGAATCACCTGACCGAGTTGATGCATTGACCTACGCGATCACCGCATTGAAGGACCTCATCGGCGGTTCATACCTCGCCGCCTACGGCGTTACCAAGTGCGCGTCATGCCAGCATCCGTTTACCATTACCGATCCTGGAACCAAGAAACCCCGCACCTCCTGCCCGAAGTGCGGGGTCGCTCTTGACTCTACGAGTGATTAAACGAACAGGTAACCGAAGATCGCCTCACCCACGCGAACTTCAGGTGCTGGTGTCTGGTTCGCACGCTCCCGAGCAGTCTTCACCGCGTCCGTCAGCTTATCCACTCGTGCCAACAACTCACGCTTGTGGCTCTCTGAGATCGCACCGGACAAGTCCACGTTCGTCCAGGTACCAACTGCCTGGTCCACGATTGTGGTCTTAACCTGCGCTGGGTGCTCTGTTGTCGCTGGGTACAGGACGATTGGTGTTTCTTGCCGTACCTTACGTGCGGTACTAACCGAATCTGCTTCCCAGACTCCAGTTTCCGTATTCGGATGCCAGGTCTGCGCTGGGTTGCGAGTGACAAGTGCAGTGATGAACGCGCGAACCTCCACGAGCTGATGCTCGAGAAACAACAGATGTGATACTGGTACCTGCGGCAGGATGGTCTGGTTATCTACGATCACATCACCGCGAGCCTGAGTATTAGCCTCGTCCTTGGTTGCCGCAAGGTCGAGCGCTGGTGACAACGCGTTTGCGAACCTGCTAAGCAGGTTCTCAGCGTATTCTTGAACCTGGTTACCCTCAGGCGGTAGCCGCACGATATCATCATCATCAAATGGCGTGTAGGTCCGAGACAAGCCAGTAAAGACGACCTCTTTCTGCCCGAGCTTGTGAACTTCACCAGTTTGCTTGTTCGCGCGCTGCCGGGCAACCTTCTCGATTGCGACGACTTCACCGAGTGAACGTGACACAGTAATACCTCCATACAGTTTGGTGCCCGGCACGGATAACCTTCCGTGCCGGGCTAAAAGAGATAATCTGTAAGATTATCGCCATCATTTCCAGCCAGCGGCGTTTAAAGTTACGTGTCCATCTGTGACCGGGTGAGTTGCCACTACTCCACAGGAGCATGAAGTGCTCCCGGCAGGGATCGAACCCGCGATCTCCCGAAGTCTAGCACGTAACTAGTTGATCTGGCTGGTGTCAAGCGGTTTCAGCTTCAGAGCGAAACAAGAGGATCTTCATTCTCGCTCCCGGCGCTCTCCTTGAGCTAGTGGGGCACGGTACCCCACCGTGGTATCGAACCACGTTCTCCGGTTAATGATGCGAGTTTTTTGAGTCTTGGCTTCATCTTCGGCTTGCGCTCTAGAACTACTATACCACATGCACGTACGTTTTACCAGCCGAGTGGTTTGATAATGTTTGCTGGGCTATCTGTGAACAGGCTCGACATGTACTCTTCGGGGTAACCAGCCAGGCCACAGCCCACCTTGGTGAGCAGGAACGTCATTTTAGGTAGATCACGGGCAACGGTATACAACCGGTCACGTACTTGCTGTAGATGCTCACGGGTAAGCTGGTACGTGGTTAGTGCGCTGTTCAGGCTGGATCTGGTTGCCGGCCTGGTGACAGTTGGGAATGCGTAGCAGTTACCGGTGAGTCCTTCTTCCACGCCTAGCTTAGCGCCGAACAATTCACGTGCTGTCTTAGCCGCTCCACTGCCGTGGATACCAAGTAGGTTCGAGCCGAAGACAAAAATTTCATTGTCAGCGAGCTCGGTGATGTTCTCCGGTGTGGTTCTCATTCCCTGTTTCCTTTTTCTTCGTCGCTCAACAGAAATAGCAGGCCATTAGTTACGAGTTCGTCCCGAACGTGATCACCGAAACTGGTGTACGATTCGAGAGCCAGCGTGAACCCAGCGCGCTGAGCGAACTCCTCCAGTGATATATCACCATCGTATACCCAGTCTGGATCATCTGGAATTTCACGTTGGAATGACGCAACGTGGCCAACGAGTGCTGATTCTGGTGCGTCTACCCAGTCTGATGTCGTGTACTGGCGTAGTGAACCGCATCCGTGTCGGAAACGAGCGTAGTAGTAATTATCATCCGCATCATACAAGTCCCACTGACTGGGACACGCTATTGATGTTTGCACAGCACGTGTGATGATAATATTCGAGCGAGGTTGAATCATGCTACACCCCTCGGAATGAATGCCGCGTCAGCGATACTGATACCTGATGCAGGATACCATCGAGTAGTTCTCGGAAGTTGTCGCTACTCAACCGAGATTCTTCACAGTCGACCATGATCCGTTGCACGAAGCCATCGACTTCTGCTCGCTGATTGCGAACTTCCTTAAGCTCGTGTAGCAGCTCGTTTTCTCGCTTGTCATACGCTGCGATCTGGTCAATTGCCGCAGTTAGCAGGCCACGTTCTAGCTTCATGTCGATGTTACTCATTTTTGCCTTTCGCTATGGGATGAGCGCAATACTCGGGGCCGAGGCTACGATCTTCTTTTGCATCGAAGTATGCTACTTCTGATTTGAAGTGCCCGGGACGCCAGGCACCACGCCAGTAATATGAACCAGGTGATGGATCGCATTCCACATCCCATTTTATTGAAGCAATGAAGCCGATACCGCTAAAATTAGCTCGTCGCCACTCATCACCAGCCGGTGATCCCAGCCATGTGATGATATCAATGCTCATTTGTTGACTCGCATCAAAGCTTTTATGGTTGAGCAATACAATCTAGGTCTACCAGTAATTTCGTTCACTCGGTAGTTGTGACCGAAAACGAGTGGGTCAGCACACTGACAATCAACCAGTCGTACTGGTGGGTAGCCAGGCCTTGTTAGCTGGTATGCCATCATCACTCGCCGTTTCACCGTGCGTTCCTTGCCGGCGGTATCAGTAATAACACCATCACGTACTGCGATAATATGCCGGTCCAAAATCAACAACCAATCACCAATCAACCGTGGTATAACAACTGATAGCGTTGGTGTTACTTTACCACCGGTAAGTGTGTTAGTTTTAACTCGTTCATATCGCCAGCCACGGTCAGTTAGCTGTTCCAGGACCCACTTAATGGACCGGCTACATTCATCGTGCTGCACTTTAACGTCAAAAGCTGCTAGTGTTGCTTCCCAGCACATCATCTCACTGTCGACGAGTCGCAGTTTCTCGCGAAACGTCAATGTTGTGAGCTTCACCACGTCACTCAGGTTGGTTACCTATCCTCGTAGTGATTCATTATATCATACAAGTGTTAGATACGGGTGGTATCCAGTCGCCAGCCACCATCTGGATCGATGATGATCACCGGTTTACCTAGACCGCGAGCGTACCGGACTGTCGCCCAGGTGCCAGACTGGATTTCTTCACTTGTCGTCTGTGGTATCGCGATGAGCAGATCAATCTCATCCACGATCACGTGGTTTCGTTCCAGGTACGGTAGTGGTTCACGGATTTCATCATAGTCCTGACAAAACACTCGCCAGGTACCGATAACTGGTGGGTGGATGATGATAGAAGTGTATGGCAGGCCTTCATCTTGACGCCGGTTCTTGGTACCGAGAATAACCGCGTGTGCAGCTGCGTCCGCGCCAGTGCAATCACCGTGATGAAACTCAGTGGCAGCCATCCACCTGAAAAGTTTCCAGATCGTGTTATCTTGCTCAAGCGTGATACGTCGGCGTGTGCCGGTAACCCCGACTTTCATTGTGTTGGGCCCCCAGGTACCCGTGCAAATGGTCGCTTCGGTCGCCGCGTTGCAGCTTGGCATTCTGCTTGATCGGTATGACGATACCGCCGCATACCACCAGTTGCCGGCATGCGGCGGTACGTTACCAGCTGTTCCATTTCACCTTCCAGAATTTCCACACCGCAATAAAGGCAGATGTGCTTGTTTTTACCAGCCGGCTGCGGTTCGGCTGGTGGTGATGGAATAGGTGCTGGTGTTTTCTGGCCGGTGATAGAGAATTTCTTTGACGGCTGCTGGTACGGCTGGTATGGTGGACTACGGTGTTCTGTGTTACATAGGTGATGGATAATTTCTTCGCCGATTTCAACGATCGTCCTGCCACTAAACTCGTGACCGCACTTAACCGGGAACAGCTCACCGCTACCATAGTCGCGGTCAACGTATGCATCACAGGTGAGTGATGATAGATTACCATAACGCCCGTCAGAAACTGCCCACGGCCATTGAGTAATGGCAGCTACACCAGCGTTATGACATTCTCGTGAAATACGAAACGCCACCTCATCTGCGCTGAGCTGCTCAGGTTTACGCACGGTGTTCCTGTTCCTGTGACTCGGTTAATGAGCAATAACTTGGTGGTGGAGGTATCACTGACGTTCTCTTGGTTGTTACGCGGTACGGTGCTTCGAAGTGCTCAGTTTGCCTGACATGACAGATTATGTTGTCATTGATACCACTCGTCGTAACAGCCGATAGTGATGTACGACACGACTGAAGAGAACCACCTTCACCGAGAACCCAACCGCCACATAGTACCTGGTTGAGTACCACACGAAGCGGCCACTTACCAGTCGCAACTCGGTAGTCACCGTGACCAAGTTCATCGAAGTCGATGATATGGTATGATTCACTCATATCGATAACACGCCTCCTATCTGTCACGCAAATTCAAATATGCGAGATCGAAGGTGGTCAAACCACTTGTCACAGTGTACTCATCAATTTGATGTTGAGTGTCAGTAATGCTTTGGCGACAGGTGGCAATACTGGTTTCAGCTACACTGATCCGGTTTTTACATGCTGTTATGATGTTATCGAATTCAGGTTGGGTGATTCGATTTATAGATGAGCGCCTAGCGACACTAACGCTACTCATTTCACGGTGAACGTCTTCGATCTCGTCCAGGTAAAGTTGAATTTGTTGTTCAGATTGAGTATGTAGTCTTAGCAACGCTTTGATGTGGTGAAGTTTCAATGCTGTCGCTGGATCCGGATGAGAACCAGCATTAACTTTACGTTTAAACCACGTCATTATCTTGCCCTCGTTCTTACCGCTCGCTTAATGAAAAATTGCCTACTAACCGTGTTCATGTACTGATTATATCACCTTAGCCGGTAAGTGTAAACAATCTCACCGTGACAACCGGTACACCACGTCTGCACTCTTCACTGGTGCACCATCCGGTCCCTTCACGAACGGCCGCACCCAGGTGATCCGCGACTCGCAGATGGCACAGTGGCCACGATCAAGTCGTCCGGGGATAGCGTGATGCGGCGTTACCTCGTATGACTCGAGATGCCGGTGGTGACCTTGGACGAGCCAGCGGTGTGTCCACTCAATGGTCCGCGGGCTGCTGTTGCTGGGACGTTCTTGCGGCGCTTGGCGGAGCGTTACCACGGTGACACGTGTGTCCTTAATGTACTTCTTCACGTTGTCACGGATAACACGTGGTAGGCCGGTACGACGTGAGTCGGCCATCTCAGTACTCATGATGATGATGAGCGCGTGGAACCAGGCCACGTGATCATCCGTCAATGTCATGCTGTCTTTTGGTGACGTTTTGACGTCATAATCCAGCGGGATCAATGTAACATGTTGCAATTGCAGCCGGCCGAGCATCTTTTCGCTTAGCTCGAGGATGCCAGGTTCCCAGTCCGCGCTGAAGTCATCCTCAACACGGGTGTCAGCCCAGGTGATGAGCCGGATGACCGGGAGAATACCACCATTCTGGTACTCGGCTGAGGTTACTTCCCAGCTTACTGCACGCGGGCCAGTTCGCTTTTCTTGCCGGTCATACAGTATGACGGCTTCATCGAGCCATACGAAACCAGATTCCGCGGGAACCTCATCGAGGCTGATGCGTGTCGAGGTACGCTCGGTCTTACGATACGCTTGCGTAACCACGCGGCACATTTCCGTGGTAACCTGGTACGTGGTGGCGGTGAACAGGCCGCGTCCGATGAGCTTAACCCACGGCTCAGCATCACGTGTTGAGTGCATCGGGTAGAACATGCTCGCTGCACCTTTAAGGCCACGATTCCGTGCCACGTCATCGGCGAATGAGCCGATGTAACCAGCCAACTTCGAGTTCGGCTCACGCCACCGCTTCGTCAAATCTGCGTGCTGCTGGATGACAGTTGCTGCGTTGGTTTTCATGGCTATGTTCTGTTCCACATAGCGTCAGCTGCTTCTGGCTCGTCAGCCAGCTTAGGCCCCCAAGCATGGCCAAACGGCCAGTCACCGAGCTGGCAGCAGCCGATGTCACGTGGAAAGTCGGTGAAAGTTACCCCAACATACCGTTCGCCTGGTTCCTTCCACGTTCGCTCGATGACGAGTCCGAAGGCGTTTACCACCCAGCCGTGGTGATACCACAACCCCAGGTAACCCAAGGCGAAACCTTCCGCGTACCGGCAGCCGTGTGGGTCAAACGAGGTGAGCCCACCCACGATCCTGGCGCTGTTGGTAAAGCACATATTGGGTGTCATCATCGGTCCACCGCGGAATGGCTTACCGTTTTTGTGACGAGCAACTTCCCACTCTTCACCTCGCTTGGCGATCTGCTCCCAGGCTTCGGTTTCTGCCAAACGGCCACGGGTGACATCAGCGCATCGCCTGGCCCAGGCTTGAGTTTCACTTGCGGTATTCATGTTGCTCCTTTTCCTTGTTCCTAAGTCAATTATACCACAACCAAGCCGTGATGTAAACAGCAATGCCGGCGACAGGTTGTCGCCGGCATGATCACGCTGATCGGTTGCTGTGGGTTCAGATGAGCTCGTAGGTGTCCGTGGCTGGGCCGTTCGCGATCTGGAACGGCGTTACTCCGGTGCGCATCGCCTCGAGTACAGACTGCATGTATTCTCCACTCGCGCTTCTCAGCAAGTCGGTTTCTAGCTCATTGATGTCAGCGAAAAGCTCAACATCATTAGCTGCGGTCGATGTGCAGCGAATGGCCATTTTGTTTCCTCTCTCGTGTTCCTGGTACCACCATACCACATTCGTGCCGTGATGTAAACAGCAATGCCAGCGACAATCTGCCGCTGGCATCGTCACGTCAGTGTCTCATTCTTTTGTTTTAGACTGGGTAGGTGTAGTGTGAGCTACTCCCACCAACAGTGACATATCCGCGCGCATCATCTATTGCAATGACTTTGAGCTTTCCACCTATTGTACGTTTGTATTTGAGCGTTCCCTGAATGGAAGTGACCGTGGTCATTCCGTTACGGGTGAAGATCGTTCCGCTGGTCTGTCCATCTGTCACACTGTTCATTGTTGTTCCATTCTCTTTCATCTATCGTTTCTGTTCCTGGTACCACTATACCACACTCGTGCCGTGATGTAAACAGGAGGTGCCAGAAACGTGGCAGATGATCTGACACCCGAGGAACGTGAGTCAGCTCGATTGATCTTCGAGGGTAAAGGCAACACGATACATTGAAGCAAATAATTCTTTGTCTAGTTTATCTCGTGCTATTTGACGTTGTCTAGCTTCTGACAGTTTTTTACGGTGTTCTTCAGAAAATACTCTTCCTTTCAATGATGCTGATATTTTTGTGCGTTGTTTTTCTGGTATTATCTTTCCTTTATTAACCGCAGAAATGTTTGCGCGGTGTTCTACCGAAAATGTTTTACCGCACAGTGATTCTGAAATTTTTTGACGATGATCTTTGGAAAGTATTTTTCCACTTTGCGCTTTAGACATGTTTGCACGAGCTTGGCTTGACGTTACTCTTCCGCGACTAGCAGCTGAGCGATTTGCTCTTTCTCTATCAGATATTATCCTACGACGATTAGCGGCCGCTATTTTTGCGCGATATTCAGGTGATCTATTACGCGCAGTATCAGACATTTTCGCACGTTGCTCGATTGGAATCGGCCTACCACGTCGCGCAACTGACATCTTTGCACGAGTTTCAGCTGAAGTAGAGTGTGCGCCACCATCACCACCATCAGTTAGATTTGTCAACCTAACTCCTGTCAATCGCATCCACCTAATCCAGTATCGTTCTAGTTCATTTATCTTACTTTCTGAGACCGCTTCAATAATAATGAACTGTGGTAGTGCATTAAGTTTTCGCATCCAGTTATATACGTGACGTCTACTGCCAATTTCCATTGTTTTAACATGACCTTTTAGTCGTTTTTCCGCTGGTTGCAGTAGAGTTTTCCCGATATACCGTACTTCACCAGTTTTTGGGTCAGCAAGCGCGTAGATGTGTCCAGTTCTCATGTTGTAATTATACCACACGCGTTGTTGCCGTGAATTAAGAAAGAAAGTAAGATGCCAGAACTTACACCAGAAGAGCGACAACAGGCGCGTCAACTTTTTGAGGGCGGTAAAAACTGTCAGCACTGTGGTGGAGTACATCTCCGCGCCTGCCCTCGCGTCCGCAAGATCACCTGGCACATCGATGGAACCTGCACTAGCGCGGAGTACTGGCCAGACCGGGAGTGGAGTGATGCGAACATCGTATGGCCAGAAGACGCGTATGATGATGAGGAAGCATCATGATCGCCGATCTATTCGGTGATTTTAATATAGAACGACAACGAATTAGAAACAACGCATTGGATGCGTGGTATGCTGGTTCGGTGGAACCGGAATTGGAAAAGGTTGGTAAGGAAGGATACATCCACGGGTACATCTGCGTGCGTCCGCCATGCGGCAAGTATGCACAGGCTGTCACTGACTGGGACGCTCAGACCATAACGGCAGATGGTAAGAAAATTGCTGATCTTCAGGAACGCGTTGGCGATATGGTTGAAACACGTCACGCCGATGACACCGTGCTTAGTAACGGTGATGTGGTAAACACGTATGGAAGCCAAACCATCAGACGAGTGATATCATATCATAATACCGGTGCGCTGGCGCGGTACGCGCGTGATAACGGTGATGATAAAACGGCAACAGCACTAGAACGCGCGCAGTCGCAGATTGCCAACGGCGCTAAGTACACCGCGTATGCGAAGGCCATCCAGAGAGCTGGCGGTGCGGCTAAGGATAAAGAGCTGGCCAAACGCGTCAATGAAACGGCAGACTACGCCAGTACACCAATACCTGAGGAAGCCATCGACCAGGTTAAAGCGGCGCTACGTGGCAGTAAGCCAGCGAAGCCGGTATTCGGTACCAAGCCGCTAAACGCGTTGCGGCCTGGAAAGGTACCAGCAACCATGGCCGAGGCAACACAGTATTACATGAGTGATGGTGATGTTGTCAACGAATTTCTTCGTACTGGCCGTAATACTGGTGATTATGATGATGACCAGCTGCGCGGTATTGCCGGTAACATGGACTTGGCTATACAACACGGTGCGCTAAGTGAACCAGCCACCATGTACCGCGGTGTTATAATGACACCTGAGATGAAGCAAGCTTTGTCACAGAGTAAGGTATCATTTACTGATGCCGGCTTTATCTCAACAACGTCAAATCCAGGTATCGCGTTGCAGTATGCCGCCGGTACTATGGGTCCCGCAGCGTTTAGCGACATGGTGGATGGCGCACCCATGGTTATGAAAATTACGGTGCCGTCAGGTACAAACGTGATGAAGGGTGATCCAGAAAGTAAAGAGCTGGTTCTACCGCGTAATAGTAAGTTTAAGGTTACTGGTACGTCATCATCGGTCATCTCACTTGAACTGGCACCGTAGCACGCATGACAGTGTAAGTGAGGATAATGGCAGCCGCCGTATGATCTGCGACCAAAGCACACGGCGGGATGTGCCTGGGTCAAACTCAGTTACCGGTCCAGGCTTGGACCACGGGTAGATCTTACCGTAAGCGCGTTTGAAATCCGGTCCGTGTCCGCTGATACCTGTGGCATGAATGAGTTCGTGAACGAGCATCTCATCGATGAGTGGAATGGCTTTCTTATCACCATCAGTTACCCGCAGGTACAACAACGCGTTCTGGATGAAGATGACTGGCGGCCGGAATTCCGTTAGGCCGTAAGTGGCACCGTAACGTTGAAGCTGCTGACGTGTCATCACCTTGAACTGCCATCTCCACGGCTTAACATGGATGTCATACCCATCAGCAAGTCGAGCGATCCAGTACTCGCCACGTTGCTATAGCCATACCATATTTTCCTTACCCCATTCCTGGTCCATAGCTGAATTATACTACAAGGAGGGCCGCACGTGGCTAAAAGAGGTGCGGTGCTCCGTGGTGCGGCGAGTATTCCGAGCGCGCCAGGTGGTGCGCGGCCAACACCAGCACCACAAGGTAGCATTCCATATAATGGCGGCCGTGGCCAGAATGCACCATCCATCGGCCAGTTCAGCCCATTGGCTGCACAACTGGCGAATGAGGGTGGCTACGCCAGAAGTTACGGGCCATTCCTTCCTCGGCCCACTGAGTCGTTTACCGCCGGTGCGTTTGGCCCATTCAGCCCGATCTTGCCAGTACCAGTTGACTCCCCGCCACCGGAATTCGAGCGACCAGAACCACGACGGTGGGAATACACCGTCGGCTGGAACCTGCCGACGGGGCAGCCTGGTAATGAGGGCCTCAGGCTAACTAACTTCGAGACCATGCGCCGGCTGGCAGACATTTACTCAGTAGCCCGCGCGTGTATTGAATACCGGAAAAACCAAATACGTGGTGTACAGTGGGACATCGTCCCCACACCCGCTGCCGCTAAGGCATACCAAGGGTCACCAGCACAAATGGCAGACTTTGGTAAGCGCCAAGCAAAAGCCACCAAGTTCTTCAACCGGCCAGATCCGAATTACTTCAGCTACAGCCTGTGGCTAAGTGCGGTGCTTGAAGACATCTACGTTTACGATGCGCTTAGCATTCTTATCCGGCCTGTTTGGGGTAAGAGGCAAGGTAAGGGCGTACTCGGCAGTGACCTCGACAGCCTCATGCTGCTAACTGGGTCCACGATCAGACCACTCGTTGACTTGCATGGTGGAATACCTAGGCCTCCTGCCGTCGGTTACCAACAATACCTCTACGGTGTTCCACGTTCCGACTACATGACGATGATCATGAACCGGGACATTGAAGAAGCCAACATGTCTGGCCAAGATGTGGCACAATTCCGCGGTGACCAGCTGCTGTATCTGCCGATGGTTCCTCGCGCTTGGACGCCCTACGGGTTCAGCGCCATTGAACGTGCCATTATCCCGATCATGACTGGCCTTCAGAAGCAATCATACCAATATGATTTCTTCGAAGAGGGCACCGTTCCAGCAGCGTACATCATCCCAGGCGACACCGCAATGACACCCAACCAGCTCAGGGAATTGCAAGACGCTCTCAACGCCATTGCCGGTGATCCCGCGTGGAAGCAAAAACTCATTGTACTACCACCAGGTAGCCACGTCGAGCCACAACGGCCAGTTGTTACTGCTGATGAACTTGACCAGCTGGTCATGTCGCAGGTGACGATGGCATTCGGTGTTACACCACTCGAGCTCGGCCTTAGTCCAGGCCGGTCATCATCAACCTCATCTGGTGCGGCGAACCAGATGTCGAAGATGACGCAGAATAACTCGCAAGACGTGAATATCACGCCTATGCTGCAGTTCCTGCAGGACATCTTCAATGGCATCCTCGAGCACGTGTGCGGCCAGACCGACATGATGTTCACTTTCGAGGGGTTGCAGCAAGAAGAAGACATGGATGCCCTCACCGGTGTCCTCGTCCAGCAGTTCCAGAATGGCATGCGTACTCTCGATGAGTGCCGGCAGGAACTGAACCTGCAGCCGTACGGCCTCGAAGAGTCGTCTGAGCCGCTTATCGTTACACCCACCGGTCCCACCCCGCTTTCCACCGCCGTGGCGAATGCGCAGAACGCCGCTGCCCAGTCCGCCGCCCAGGCTCAGCAGACCCAGGCGCAAGCTGGTCAGACTCAAGCACAGACCGGTGCTACTCAGGCGAATACCGCAGCGACGCAAGCCCGGACTCAAATTTCGCAAGAGTCACATGAGGTCCGGATGAATGAGCCGACGGTGCCGCCTGGTATGCCTGGTGGCGCTAAGCCACAACCAACTGGTGCAGCTGGTGCGGAAGGTAAGGCCGAAGCAGCTCAGAATCAAAATGCGGCGCAGAGTGGTAAACCGACACCAGCTCACAACGCGGCGCAGGCCGCAAACAGTGAAGCAGCGAGTACCAAGAAGTCTGCTGCCTCAGTTGTGATCAACAAGGTGGGTCCGAAGGGGTACATCCACGGCTGGGTTCACGAGGGGCCAGCCGTGGATGCTAAACCGGTGTTCTACCACGGTACCACGAAACACTTCAGCCCTGGTGATCTGATCAGCCCAGCGAGCCAGGTGCCGGGTAGTGAGCGCACTGGTTCACATGATGAGTCCTCACCGAATCATGTTTACCTAACTCGTGATCCTGGACGCGCCGCCGAGTACGCGGGTATGCGTGATGACCCGGAACCGGAATCACCGAAAGATGACCGGTACAGCGTGTACCAGGTGGAGCCCACCGGGCAATTCGAACGCGATTCCCAGCACGCCACCGCAAGTAATGGTTACGATGTGGAACCGAATTACCGGAGCGCTGCACCAGTCAAAGTTATCCGGCGGATGCCATACAGTCATCAGCAGATCGCCAGTGCCGCGATCAACCCGTGGGATGATGATGATCCACGTCTTAATCAGGAAATCTCACACCCACTTTACGCTGGTAACCTCGCTCAAAAACGAGCGGATGCCGAACTCGAGGCACTTACTCGCCACCTTACCAAGGGCCGCCACGTTACCACGTGGGAAGCACGCTACATTTCGGAGTCATTGCTCGCTAACGTCGCGAAGGCCATGGCCGAGGGGCTGGACCCACGTAACGCGGTGAATCTGGCGAAGGCACGTGCGAGTGACGTGGTGCTGGCGAAGAGTGACTACCAGTGGCAAGACAGTCAACCAGTTGATATAGTAGAAGATGTGGCTAAAACTGGCGCCGCCCCCTTTCGTGGAGTGGAAACTGCTGACGTACTGAAGGTCGGACCAGATGGTTACATTCACGGTTTCATCTGCGTAAGGCCGCCATGTGGCGAAAAACCGGACAAGATTAAAGCCTCAGACCTACAGGTCAAACGTAATGGCACGATAATGCACAAACCTTCCGGTTACCAGGTCGGTAGCATCGTGCATGACAACGGTAAGTACGTAATTACTCATTCAGATGGCCACGTTTCCAGTCATGCTGGCCGTGATAACGCGCTAGGCACCCTGGCAGGTCATTACAATAGCGGTAAAACCCGGCATGATTTCAGTGAGCAATCACCTTACGCTCAAGTTCACGCTGCAATTCCTAATGGTACCCCGCGAACATCTGCTACTGCTGTTCCTGGAGCGAAGGTAACCGGTGAACTACGAGCGTTCTTGAACCAGCCGCTGTCTGGTCGAGCTGGTAAGGTAAAGAAAGCCGATGCGCCTACCCTGAAGGCGTCGGTAGCCGCGGCGCTGGCTAAGGACATGAAGGACTTCAGCACCGCTGATCTGCTGAAGATCAGCAGCAATCGCACTACCATCGATCCAGGCGTGAACCCCGACGTAGCCGAGCATCCGGATGATTACGTAATGGCGTACGCTGGGCCAGTGTCAGTGAAAAAGATCAAAGCGCAGGCGAACGCCATCCGAGCCGTGGCTGCTAAAATCACCGATCGCCAGTCACTGGAAGCCATGACTAAGCTAACGCCTGGTTTTCCCGGTTACCGTGGGTTTACCGAGAAGAACCTACCGGAGTTCAAGGATGACGGCGGCGTGGAAGCGGCTAAAGCCGCGCTAATGAAGAAGGCTGACCAGATTGGTCATGGAGCTGACCTACCACCGGTTACCGAAAATGATCTGAAGAAAATCAGAGATAACGCTTTCAGAAGCATCATCGCCCGCTGGGCCATGTCATCGAACGACAACGACATCCTATCCTTGGCCACGCAGCGCGCCGTAACCGATGAGCTGAGGCTAAGCAACGTGGCCGATTGGGCCAAGGAGTCAGGTGACGTGGCTGACCAGGTAAACGACGTTTACGTTAAGAATGAAAAGGCGCTACGGGCCATGGTCCGGTCACAATACAACCGGACCCAAGCTGACCTGAAGGCCGCTGGGATTACCCACGTCACGGTTTACCGCGGGATGCACGTCACCGGCGATACCGCGCCGTGGGCATTTGGTGATGACGGTAAGGCGATGAAGGCTGGAGATGAGGTTAGCGCGCCGAAGTGGCGCCCAATCTCATCGTGGTCCGGCGCGGCTACAGTAGCCAATGAGTTCGCTTACACCGATGAGATGCGTACCTCAGGTGAGACCGGGCTGGTACTAAAGACAACGGTCCCGGCCGAGCTGGTATTCAGCACCCCGCGCACCGGGTTCGGTTGCTTGCTGGAAGAAGAATGGGTGATCATGGCCGCGCCTGGCAGCGTCGGCGTCGACTCGTCGCGGAAGGTGACGGCGGTAACGTGACGGCATCTTTGACTGATCTGAACGAAGATTGGATTCGTACCCGGTCATGGGATCGGTGGAACGATGACGGTTCACCAGTTACCGATCTCAGCCAGCTGATCCCCGGCTATGGTTATCCGCCGATGCTGGCTGACCTCCAGTACCTGCGCTCGCTTATGTCATTGCCGTCGTGGCAGGCTGCCCCGGCGACACTTCAGCATGAAGTTGCTGAGCTACTTGACCCAGTGTCAATTGGTAGCGCCAGCAAATCGGTAACCGATGCGCAGTGGCCCGGCTGGGAACGCGATCAGCAACTCGCCAGCATCTACGCGCCGCAGATCGCAGCCGCGTTCTCCGATGGCATGGCTTCCGCTCGCTCATTCCTCGCCCAGCTCATCACTGGCGAAGTTCGCGTCACTCCCACCTACGCTGCACAAGAGGTACGGAATCGTATCGCAGCAGCGTTGCGACCGGTGCTCACACCACTGTGGACCGATGGGTACACGCTTGGTGCGATTTCAGCGCGACACGTGCTGGCTAACCTACCAGCAGCACCAGCATCCACCGCATCAGCATCTGCCATTCTTACCAAAGTGGGGCCAAAAGGCTACATCCACGGGTGGATAAAAGTTGACCCAGATGCGATAGCAGCCTGGCAGCACGGTGAAGTTAGTTACGATGATATCGCTCATGGTATCAGTGATCATGATGCTAAAATACCGGATCACGCTCGGTCAATCGCTGAAAGCCTCCGGCATCCCGAAACCTCAGGTAAACCAGTTTACCGTGGAATGGCATGGACCTGGGATAACCAGGATAAAGCCAAAGCATTCATGTCTCAGATGACGCCAGGTAATACGTTTACCATTCCAGCATCATCGTTTTCTGAGGACCGTGAGTCAGCGAAAGAATTTGCTTCCGCTGATAGCTCCGTGCTACTCGAAGTTGATCCCGGTAGTAAAGGCATTGACATGTCGAAGACGCCATTCACCCGTGATGGTGTCCAGGTTACCAATGAGCAAGAATGGATTGCTGGTGGTAAGTACCGTGTTAATGGCGTTACCACGGGGCGAGGTGGCCGGCTCGTTGTCCAGGCGACTCAGCTAAACGATTTGAGTTCAGTTGGTACGACAAAATCAGCGATGATTACCAAGGTAGGACCAAAAGGTTATATTCACGGCTGGAAAAGAGTTGCTGGCTGGTCACCGGCTAAAGATGATAATGATGCCATTAACTGGGCTAAAAATTCAGCTGTACCGCAAGAAATGTACCACGGCACCGCCAGCAGTGATAAAGCGACATCAATTACCGATCACGGATTTGATGAATCATATATCGGTGAAAATTCAGGTAATCGTGGCTGGGCCGGCGAGGGCATCTACCTAACTGAGCGACCTGATTATGCTGCAACGTATGGTATAGCTGCTGATGATGGAAAGGTACTATCCACTCGGGTTAACGTGAAAAACCCGTGGGACTCAAGTATGGCAAACCGCGCTGATGATGACGTGTGGAGTTTTCAGAACCAGTATCGTGCGGCGCATCCGAGTACCTCCCAAGATGAGTTGTCTACCGCAATCCGTGATGAAGCTGAAAAACGTGGTCACGATAGCATCATCCAACGCGGTAAAGATGGCAAAATCAATGAGATGGTTGCGTTTTCACCGCAACAGGTAACGATTACCGGTTCTCGATCAGCCATGAATGTGGCGCTGGGGAAGTCGGTAATAAAACCTGTTATCAAACTTAACACCGGCACCAATCCGTATCCCGAGTATGCTACTGGCCCAGACTGGGGCGAATGGGAACCAGGTGATGTTGAATCCGCGCTGAAGATTGGTACCGGCCCACGATTGCAACAGCTTCTCCACCAGTGGGGCGTTAATACCATCCAGTCCGTGTCTTCTACCAAACTCGATGACCTGGCTAAGTACATTGGTATTGCATTGGCGACAGGGCAAGATGCGAATAGCCTGGCGAGTGATATCTCGAGTTTGTTGAACGTACCATCACGAGCACAGATGATCGCACAGACTGAGATCTCACGAGCGTCATCGGCCGCCTCACTGGACCAGTATCTTGCTGCTGGTGTTTCTATGAAATCTTGGCTAGTTGCTCCAGATGAGCGCGTGTGTAAAATTTGCCGTGCTGCGGAAGCAGAAGGATCAATCCCACTTTCCCAGGCATTCCTGAATGGCGTTGACGCACCACCTGGTCATCCAAACTGTCGCTGTGCCGCATCGCCGATGTCAGTTGGTGACTTCGACCTCTCTGATATGACCGTGGAGCCACTACCCGGTTTCAATCTGGTACCACTCGGGCAGCCGAACTTGGTGAAGGTTGGCGCCAAGGGGTACATCCACGGCTGGATCTTCGTCGGCATACCAGGCGAGGGCGATGAAATTAAGCATGACTCACTCGGCCACGGTATTATTACCAGCCATGATGAAAAACACGTCACCGCCCAGTTCGATGATGGTAGCACCCACACCTTTAACCGAGTAACACCGCAGCCTGCAGGTGTTAAACACTGGTCGATGGCTAAGGTACCGCAGCTGCGTGAGTACTTGAAACGGAACATCAGCGACCAGGACCGAGCTGATATCCAGGCGGCACTTGATAAGAAGACGCCGAAAGTTGTGCCAGCACCGGATATTAAGCTCCGGTCAGACCTAGCGGTACTGAAACCAGCCCGCAGTGGTAAGTTCAACATGAACCAGCGGTATCAGGCGCTGGATGAGCTAGAGAAAACGCCGGATGGCAAGGCACTCGTTAAGATTCTGGACACGTTCCAAAACACAGGTGGTAAGCAGGTCGCGCGAATCCGTACCGATGTAGAGAAGTCAGTAAACGGTGGTGATATCACGCCGGGACGGAAGAAAACTGTAAACTTGCTTCTCAGCGCGATCCGTGACTCTGATGTTAGTGAACAGCACCTGTATCGCGGTATGATGATTCCAGGTGATGCTGCTGAACGGTATAAGACTGGTTCACCAATTGATATCTCACTCGGTTCATTTTCTTCAAACGCAGATGTAGGACGAAGCTTCAGCCACGTATCAGGTGGCCAGCACGTCACGGCTAAAAACACGACACCAGTGCTGCTGGACTGGGTGGATGGTCCGAAGAAAGCGTTGCCGTTGGAACGACTCGCCGGTAACCCGGCCTATTTTAATGAACGTGAGTACCTTGCCACTGGTAACTTCGAGGTGACTGGTACTCGTATCGCAGGTGATGGCACTCTCGTGGTCAACGTCCGGCAGGTGAAACCACTGTGACCGTTACATTTGACCCGTGGTTTTCCACGTGCTTTGCTGAACTGCAATCAAGTGCAGATTCTGATGTTGAAAAACGTCATCAAGGTGAGAAATCTATCACCTGTGGCCTTGGTCATAAGCATTGTGGTGCTGAAGGTGCGGCTGGGCTGATGATCCGCGGCCGGCGACCGAATGGTGATGTGGTATACCTGCTGCAGCAGCGTGCCAGCACCGCAGCTGATAATGCTGGGAAGTGGGGCACGTTCGGTGGGGCGCTGTTGCCGGGTGAGACACCACTCGAAGGTGCCACTCGTGAAGCGAATGAAGAACTTGGTAAGATTAGTGTAGTGGATAGCAGTGCCTCACCTGGTATAATCCAGAAGGTGGGCAAGGAAGGCTACATCCATGACTGGATTTGTGTTAACCCACCATGCGGATCCGGTGATGCGGTTACCCACGCGATTCACGGCCCCGGTCACATTATCAGCGGCAGTTCTGATGGTTTCTACGCTCGGTTCAGTGATGGTACTACTGGTATCCTTGGTGATACCGCAACCGCCGAAGCGGGGAAACTCGGCGCGTCACGTGATGATGACCTATCATTTGATAAGACTGAAAGTTTCCTTGCCAATGGTGATCCAGATTCTAATGGAACCGTGTATAACGAGGAAGCTCCTGATTACAAAAAAGAAGTTAGTCAGCGTCTTGAGAAACAAATGAGTGATGTTTCTACCCAAGATCTGGCGAAAATTGCGCTTGGTAACGAGCAGTATTCACGGTTGAGGCATGCAGTTGTCTCGGCTGTAGCAGCTGTGGGACCGAGTGCAATTGATGCTGGTGTGGATGAAAATCCACGAGATAAGTTTCAGGTAGCTGATGATGCTGGACACGTTTTGGACGCGGTTGGGCTGGCGCATGGCACACTTGATGCAGTAGATAACTGGACGCCGGGAGACTCATTTACGGCACAGGACATTATTAATACTGCTGATACATTCCGTGAGCAAGGTATGTCAAATGAAGATGTTGAACGACTCAAGAGTCTGTTCAGCGGTGACTTGGTACCAGGTCTCTCGCCTGGTGAAAAAGCTGAGCGTTACCAAAAAGCTGAGTTGATTCAGCAAGAAGCAACTGATATCATTTCTCGTCACCGGAAAAACCTTTACTCACAACTCGCCGGTAATGGCATGATGACTGATGAAGATGAACATGAACTTCGCGCTGAGCTAACGAGTAGCCTGGTGAACTTGTGGGCCGCGTCATCGAATGACCACAACGTTGCTGGGCTGGCTGTGCAACACGCAGCTGAGAATGAACTCGGTATTAAAAACGCAATGCCATGGACAGACTCAGACGCCACTCTCCGCCGGAAAACAGACGAATTCTACACGCAAAACCAGCCAGCACTTCATAAATTCGTCCGAGCGCAATACGATCTGACGCAACAAGACCTGAAGAAAGCTGGTATCAAGAACGTCAGTTTGTATCGTGGTATGAACTGGGATAGCGTTAATGAAGCACCGGAATGGGCGATGGGTCCGATGCCGAAATCAACTGGCAGTGGCTATGATGATAATGATCGACCAATTAAGGTACCAGGCGCACTTACCACGCTTAATACCAGTGATGCTCGCCCACTATCATCGTGGTCATCAAGTGATGCTCAAGCGGCAGCGTTTTACCAAGATTACGGTTCTAATGGTCCCGGCGTGTTGATTAAAGCCAGTGTTCCCGCGGAGCGAGTGTTCTCCACACCACGAAGTGGTAACGGCAGCTTGAGTGAACGTGAATGGGTTGTGCTGAGCACACCTGGTGATGTAATTATACAGGAATCATCCACTGGTGATGATGGATACTCTTAGGATGACACGTGAGCACCTGGTCATATCCGTTCTCACGAGCTGATGCGAATGAGGACTGGACGAAGCTTGGCAGCTGGGACCTGTGGAATCACGATGGTACACCCGTTACCACGTTCGCGCAGATGTGGCCGGAGGTGACACAGCCGCCGAGCTCAGCCGATGTGAATCGTGTTCGTGATTTTACCCAGCTGGCATGCTGGCAAGCCGCGCCACGGCAGCTGAAGGTCGAGGCAGGGCAGTTCCTGGCAGCATACAACCACCTGAGTGGACCAGTAACATGAGTGGTAACGATATACCATCGGTTCAGGTTAGCCACGCGGTGACTGATGACCATGGCAACGGCTGGGCGTACACCACCTTCATGACTGACGCGGGTGAGACGTTCTGGCCGTCATTTGATGGTGAAACACCTGAGGAAAACGGTGACTGGGGCTGGTTCACGCCTGAGGAGATGAAGTCACTGCCACTTCATCCCGCATTCAAACTTGTGCTACCAACACTGCTTAACAGTGCAACTGATACCACGATCCGGAATGGGTCGGTGGTGAAAGCCGTTGGTACAATTAACAAGGTAGGACCGCATGGCTATATCCACGGGTGGATCAAAGTCGGCCCCGGTGACGTGTCACCGATCCAAGGTCGCATTCAAGCACCTGATTACGATTGCTCACTAACACGTCATACCAGGAATGGCCAGCTAGATCCAGAACGTGAGAAGCTTCACCGTCAGATCATCACCAAGATTCTTACCAACCATCCTACATCAGATCACCCAGTTGCCACGTTCCTCGGTGGTGGTACCGCGAGTGGGAAAAGTACGGTGATAAAGATTCCGAGTACTGACGTGCACGTTGATCCTGATGAAATCAAAACGCAGCTTCCCGAGTATCAGCAGATGATTGCGGATGGTGACCCGCGAGCAGCATTGTTTACTCACGATGAGTCAAAATTGATTGCCAGCCGAGTTTACCACGATGCATTGCAACACGGCATGAACGTTACCTTTGATAGTACTGGTACAGGTAGGTATAACGCGATTCAGGACCGGCTGGCGAAGGCGCGAGATGCTGGGTACCAGGTGGCTGCTAAGTACATTACCGTTGATACCGATGAAGCGGTCCGCCGAGAGAACGCGCGAGCTGCGGTAACTGGTCGCGTGGTACCGGAAAGCGTGGTACGAGACACTCATAGCGCAGTAACGAATACCTTCCGCAGTGCGCTTGATGATAACCTCTTTGATTCAGCCGAACTGTGGGATAATAATGGAAGTAGACCATCACTCATTGGTAGTAAAAAACTAAACACCACATGGCAGGTTCACGACCAGGCAGCCTGGCAGTCATTTTCTAACAAGAGCCAATGGTGGCAATCATGAGCATCGCGACACGGGTGTTGAGCGGTGTTATAATGGGTAGTATGTCACCAGTTGTCGATAACTCGAAGCATGAGGTGTGGGTTAAGCTAACAGCTGAATTGGCTATGATGCCATCAGGCATGCTTATCAACGTGCCAAGTGATCTCGATGATGACGATTTGGTAACCGCTCCAGAACCAGACGTTAACCAGCTTGCTGGTTATGCACCGCGATTTACGTGGACCGATGATGATGTTGATATCGCACAACCATTCACTGCGGAGAAGAAGTGGTGGGGTGGCGGTAAAGGTGACTGGTGGGATGCTGAACTTCGTGATCGTGATGGTCGGTGGACGAAAGAATTTCCGAAAGATCCAGCTGAGCGTGCCAAGCTGCAGGAAAGCCGGAAGGCACCACAACTACCATACTCGGAACCGTCACGTTCTAAGTATGAACAATATACGGTTGACCGGTACGTGTCACCGAAGTTCAACGATGCCATGTCCAAAGCGCTTCGTAAAGATGACCTCAGCGGCATCAGAAACCATTACGACCCTGATGACAGGCGCCTTACTGGATTCCGTGATGATATGAAGATACTCGACAACCTCATTCATCATGCCACGCTAACCGAAGACACGCATTTGTACCGCGGTGTATCAATCTCACCACACCGGGCGGCAGACTTCCGTCCCGGTGCTACATTCTCAGATAAGTCATTTGTTTCCACGTCATCATCAGCCCATTGGGCGAAGGCATTCAGTGAGTTTCGTAGCACCGGTCACAGTCCAGCACTACCAGTTAACACCAGTGGTAACGGTGGCATACCGGGAATCATGCGGATTCACGCACCAGCTGGCACTCACGCTCTCCAAGTAAGTGAGGGCATGGGTGAATACGTCCTGCCACGTGGTACCGCGTTCCGGATTGACTCGGTTGACCCATCAGGCCAGTTTTTCGACGCATCAATTGTGCCGGATACCTCGGCTGTCTCGAAGCAACTTCGCCGTCAGGTAGACCTGAATGGTCAGGAAACCTGGCAAGACATCCAGGACCAGGCGCCACCAGCTGCAGGCGGCGGTGCCATGCAAATGCCACCGGTACCTGGCGGTGTTCCCGGTTTCACCGCTGGTGCAGAACCACCACGCTGGGATGGCTCGTCACCACAGCCACGTATCATGACCGCGCCTGATGATGGCGACGACGGCATGTACCCAGACGCGGGACGTGTCAGGTCGGAACGTCCTCACGCGGCATTCCCCACCGGGCCGCAGGCGATGGACGGTTACTGGCCAGCGAGCCAGCCACAACCGCAGTCACCGGAAAGCAGCCCAGGTGGCAAGCGAGGTGTGCCACCGAGCACCGTTGGTGCGAAACCAGCCGGTGGAAAGAGCCAGAAGCAGGTACGGAAACAGGTACCCGAGGACGAAGCTCCGCGGGATGACTCTCTCGACAGCACTGTCCGGCCGGACCTGGCAAAGGTAGGCAAGGAAGGCTACATCCACGGCTGGGTGTGTGTAAGGCCTCCATGTGGAAAAGTCGGTGATGAGGTTAGCCATCCGATACTTGGTAGTGGCATTATTACCAGCTCATCAGATGATGGTACGATGTCCGCGTCTTTTAGTGGTGTAACGCGAATACTAAGTGGTAGGCTAAGTGGCGCTTACAATGACCCGCATAAAACAGATGTCACGGCTGGAGGCATGATCAGCCTAAAGGACAGCGACGTTTACGACTCTGATCCGATGACACGACGCGCGGCTAAGCGTCTCGTTAACAAGGTGCCAAGTTCTACCGAGAATTTGCTTAGCGCCGCAAATTTGCCGGCAGACCGCTATAATGAAGCGATTGCTAACCCAGATGAATACAGTTACTGGGTAGATAAAAAGTATGGCCATGTAACAATCGCACGTGGAAAGCCAGCTGACCAGCGTAAAACAGAAAGTCATTCACCACGGGGAAAGTACACAGTAGTTAAAGAATGGCACTCAGCTGCTGATGGTGGCATGGACAGCGCGATCAGGCAAGAAAGCCTGTTCCAGATGCTTTTTAGCTGGTCATTGGCATCTAAACGTGATGTGGTACAGGAAGCTGCGCGCCGTGAATTCAGCCTCGGCAATTCCGCGCTGTCGTCAAAGCCAATTACCGTCGAAGACCAGGGCTCACTTGGTACATGGCAGTCATTTCTGCGGGCGCAGCATGAGCTAACTCAAGCTGATTTCGCTAAAAAAGGGATCACTCATGTAGTGCTTCATCGTGGTTTTCATTGGATGGTGCCACCAGCTTGGGCAAGTGATAGCAGTGTTAAAGAACAAAGAACCGTTAAGTCTCCGCAATTCGCACCTTTGTCATCGTGGTCAACTAGTGTTGCTTATGCGAACCAGTTCGCCGGAAGTGATCACACTGACTCTTCTGTCGCCGTCATCATGAGCGCTACTGTACCAGTAAGCCAGATCTTGTCATATCCGAGATCAGGTTTTGGCATGGTGCGTGAAAGTGAGATGGTGGTTATCGCGCCAGCACCCGGTACTGGTATCGTGTCTATCCAGCGGCTATCAGATACACCACTCGCTGAAAAGCAAGCTGATGGCAGGAACCAGAAGCGAATAGCCTCGGTCATATCCGAGGACAAAGCCACACCCACAGGCTCTCACGACACTGCAGTGGAACCAAGTGTAACCAAAGTAGGCCCTGAGGGTTACATCCACGGGTGGATTAAAGTCGGACCTGGTAACATCGACGATAAATTTGATGCCGGTAAAATTTCTGGTAAAGACATAGCTGGTCCAGCGCGTGACGTTATCTCACGGCTTAAGACTAACCCCGTTACCTCCATTCCCGCGGATGACTACGGCCCAGCACAAGGCTATGAAGCCGTACCACTCATCGATGACGCCATCAAACACGGTGAAGCTGGTCATTATGATGACATGATGACACAGCTTGCTGCAGCGCGTGACAGTTTGACGCGTGACAGGTTGGATAGTGATGCGGATCGTATTAACCGGATGATTGTAAATACATCTCGAATTGCTCGTTACAACAGCGGTCAACCGGAATCACTTACACGCCTTGATAAAAATGACTTCTCCGTGTCAAATGACACCAGAGAATTTGCTAAGTCGTACCAGCAAACTGCTGCGGATGTAGCCGCTCATTTGAACGCCTCAGATGAGGATCTTCACGCGTTGGCAGCTGAGGACGGCCGGCATGATGTTGATAACCTGTCTGGTGATGAGCTAAAACGAGCTGTTGTTGATGGGTACCTTAACAGCTGGCGTGGTTCAAGTGGTGGACCAGCGCAGGTAGCGATGATCTCACATGTCGCAAGTCGGCTAGGAAGATCGTACCAGCTCACTGATGACGAAACTCGAACTAATGATTACATTGCCGCTCGTCCTGCAGTTCAGCGTGCCGCTCACGCCATCGGCGATGCGATGTACGCCACAACGCAGGAGTGGTTGAAAAATAACGGTATTAAAAACGTAGAAGCATACCGTGCCTCACGTGGTGAAGAATGGGATAAAACACGCCCGTGGACATCATGGTCAACCATGTCCGGCTGGACGCGTGAGAGCAATACCGGCGGAAACCGGCATGAGAGCATCCCAGCCGAGCGAATCTTCTCACTGCCACCAACTGGCTTCGGTACATACCAGGAATCAGAAGCTGTCGTCCTGCCGTTGAAACCCGGTGAGACTTCAGTTCGTTTGAGTGATAAGACAGTTAAAGAGTTTGATACCAAAGCCACTTTGTTGAAGGTTGGTAAAGAAGGCTACATACACGGTTACATCTGCGTTCGTCCGCCATGCGGTCCACAGTACACGGAAGCCAAGTTCGACAGCAAGGCCGGCGCGGTCATCCACGGTGACACCCGCATCGGTAAGCTCTACAAGAACAAGGACGGCACGTTCTCAGTCACACACCTCGCGGCAGACGGTACCAAGACCAGGCTCGGTGGCACGTACGCGAACCGTGGCGAAGCTGCGATGACCGTGGTACCGTACCATGACCTGAGCGCGATGCACGGTGAGATGCAGCCTGGTGAGGCGAGAGATGCGGTAGCGAGTGCCCGCGACGCGTTGGCAGCTGGCGATGTGGATGGTGCGACGTCATCACTCCGAGATGCGGCGAATGTCGCGCGAGCAGGTGGTGATGATGGGCTGGCATCTCATGCAGACCACATCCGAACGGGGCTGAGTGGTGAAAACGCGGTTGAGCCGAAGCCAAGCGATACCGCGCTAACTGGTGAAATTGAACCGTCACTCGTTGAACCAGTAAAAACCACGCTGAGCTCACCGCTTACTTCTGATGAGGAATGGGCACGCAGTCAGTATACGCTGCCGAACACCGCACGCAGGTTGAATGCGAGTCTGCGTAATGGTGCACCGAGAAGTGATGCCGCCCAAGACATCATGGATAACCTCGATGGTGCCATGGCGAAGAGTACAACATCATACGATGCGATGGTACACCGTGCTATTACTGTTGAGCCGGGTAAAGAACCACGTGTCGGTGATGAGGTAATTGATCCAGGGTACATGTCAACCTCAGCTAGTAAACAGTGGGCTGAGGACTGGGCGAAACAGCAAGGTTTGGTGCCAGGTCAAGCTGGTAAAAACAATGCTGTTTTGAGCATGAACGTACCGGCTGGTACTCATGCATTGCCTGGTCACGGTGGTGCGGGTGAACTGGTCTTGGATCGTGGAACTAAATACACGGTTACCGGTGTTCACAAAGATGATGATGGGCAACTGCACGTTCAAGCGCGAGTCATATCACGTGCTGGTAATTCAGTGCAGGTTCCTGATTCAAAGGCATCAAAACCAGATGCATCAGTTTCAGTCGATAAACGACTACAAGATGCGATAACCGGTGATGCTCTTCAAGATGCAACATATGGCCGCGCAAAAAACTTGACACCAGCTGAAAAAAATAATCTCGATGATTTTTACCTAAATGGATACAAGCAAGTAAATAGTTACCTACGTAATTCAGCAATAACACAAGGTCCTACCGCTCAAGATGCGCGAACGAAAATTAGTTTGATAGATTCTGCGTTTAGTAAAACTCCTGCATTTCCAAAGGATGTTCAACTAAGTCGCGGCATCGCTAACGCTAACAGCTTCTTCGGGGATGTTGACAGTCACACCGGTAAGGTGTATTCTGATTCAGGTTATAATTCAGCTTCTGCTTTTGATGAGGTTGCAGCAGGTTTCGGGCGTAGTGGTGAAGTAAGTTCTGATCATGCAATGCTTCATATTCTTATGCCAGCCGGCACGAAGGCTCTCGATGCAAGAAGTGTAACAGGTAATCTTCCTGAAGATGAAGATGAAGGCGAATACACGATTCCACGTGGACAGCAATACGTCATCGAGAAAGATGAATTGCGTGACCAGCACGTGCCGCTCGTTGGTCGTGTGCCAACTCGTCATATAACACTTCGGGCTCTTACGCCAGAAGAAACGAATGAGATTAAGCCAGTGCAGGTTCCTGGCTCTGAGATAATAAAACCAGTTGAACCAGCAGTAAAATCTGTTGCCCCCATCAGCGCTGATCCGCCACACGAGGCTGTCGAGTTGGTAAACGAGGCCAATCGGCTGGATCATGAAGCAAACACGCTCGATAAGAGCGCGGATCCAGCGGATAGGGAACGCGCGTATTATCTGAAGTACCAAGCTGGCGCGATCCGCGATGGCAACCTCTCGATGAACCCAGGTGACCTTGGTTACGCACCGCGAACCATCCCTGATGTGCTACGCGAGAGCGGTATCGATGAAAATGACTTTGATGCCAACATGAGTGTACGACAAAAGGCCGCGTTGCTTGCATCAAATGAGGAGCAGCGCGCGACCGTTGCAGCTGAGGCCGGCCTTACGCCTGAAGCCGCGGATGAGAAGATGCGTGAAGAGCTACGCGGTATCGCATCTCATCATATTGCCACTCGCGTTACCAACCCTGGCCTTGAGCACATCCTCGATGACAACGCGTTCAAAACGCAGTTTGAGACAAATAAATCACAGGCACTTAAGTCCAATCACACCCGTGCGGTGTTTGAGAGGACGTGGTTTGGTTACCCGGAAAACATGGACCCATCTCTTCGTCCGGTGTATGGCTACGTGACTGATGGGGTGGATCGGCCAGCTGGCGTTGGTGTAAACGATTGGTTTGGCTTTAACACCGACCAGCTTTCTTCATTTGGTACCACGCAGGTGGTGCTGAAGGACGCGGTTAAGCAACATGCGACATTCAACGTTGGTGACTCGCTGAACAACAGTGAAGCCAGCATGCCATCGCGGATGCTGGATCCGGATACGCGGTCATTCGCTGCATATGATAAAGGTACACCGAGTATCATTGAGCCAGGAAAATCTACCTACAAACATGGCATCATGCAAGCACGTGGACTACGTGGTATGAATCGTGATTACACTAGTCCCAACTTCCGTCAGCATGCGTACAATGAAGTGCAGGTTCACTCATCAGATGGTAAGGCACGACCACTTACGCCTGATGACATTGACCACGTGTTGTTTGATAAAAAACCGCCACAATCTCTTACCGATAAGCTAACTAAACGCGGTATTCCATGGAAGGTCTGGAATGCCATAACCATCGCTAAAGATCCGGCCGCGACATCAGAAGAGAAATCACGCGCGCTGGAAGTAACGCAGGAAGATCTGGCGCACACAAATGATAAAATCGCAGAATTTCACATCAGTGTTGCCACGTACACAGGTGGTGGAGGTGCGTACGTGGAGGATCAAGATAAAAAAGATCTTCAAAAAATGACAACGGTGCAATTGCGGCTAGAAAAAGGTTTGGCAGCATTGCAAAAAGCTGGTGTAAAATCACGTGAGACACCGGTACAAGTAGCTGGTTCCGAAGTAGTAAAGCCAAATATGCCTAATTACGATCAACTCGGTGGATTCAAAGCGAGTGGTACATAAATAATGAAAATTCTCGCGGTAAGAGATGATGGTGCCCAGCTCATCGGTGATAATGATCTCAGCTGTGGAATGCTGCGAGGACCAGATGGCTCAACAATCCTGCCAGTCACGTCTATCCTGGCACGTGGTTACTGGGATGAGCCGAGTGGAATATTTAGTAACGCGATAATACGGCCTGATAATGAAGCAGCTATTCGAGAGGCATCAGCTGAATATGATGCACGTTCTCAGTAGTGTTTTTATCGCTGTGAATACGATAAAATAATAACATGCCAGGGCAAGGTGGCAAGGTAGGAAAGGTGACGATAAGTCAGTGACCGCCGAAAACCGCGCGCTGGCGCTGGAACTCGCCGTGCAAGCCACGGTTCCACAAAACTTGCTTAACGCGAGTGACATCACCAACGCTGCGACTGTGTTTTACCGGTGGCTAGAAGGCCCCGCTATCCTCACTCTCGCTCATGATTCAACCACTTACACCCAGGCTGCACCGGATGGTCCGGGCATGCCAACCATCACGAAGGGGAATACCGTGCAGCTCACCGACCTTCAGCAGGTAACTCTTACCGTCGCCGAGCAGGACTCAAAGGGCCAGCCCGTTACTGGTGACACTCTCACCTGGTCCGTGGATAACACAGCGGTAATCACGATTACCCCATCAGCTGATGGGCTCTCCTGCCTGTGTGTGGCAGGAACTGATGGCATCGCGACGATCACCGTCACGGATGCGACGACGACCCCCGCGCTAACGGCCACGGACGCGCTTACCGTCGTATCATCGGCTGCAACTGGTCTCGTTATCACCGAGGGAACGGCTGAGGACCAGCCACCAACTACGTGATATCGTTTTACCGCTTAGCACTTTAACGCGCGAGTAACCCGAAAACTGGATAAAAGGTAGGGTGCCGGCCATGGCTGTTGCGGTACGAGATATCAGAATCCCGCGAGCCGTGGCCGGTTTTCGCGTGTCTGTTTCAGTCGGTGAGCTGGTAAAGGTAGGTCCTGAAGGGTATATCCACGGATGGATCAATGTTGGTCCGGGTGATGCTGTTCCAGTCACACGTCATGGTTTTGATGATAAAAAAGCGACTGACATCGCAAGTCGTATCTCACATCTCGATAAACTGCGCGATGATGATCCAGATGAAACCAGTGTTAAACGTGGAATCATGAAACGCACTCAATACGCTGGTAGTGCTGTTGGTGACCAGGATTTGTTGAATGTTGAGCACGTGGTTAAGCGCTCGCCATACGTGACGAAAAAACCGTTGTACCGCGGTATTCACACGAGCAACGGTGATTCTGATTATGACGAACGAAAAGCCGTGATTGACCAGGTGAAAAACTTGAGACCAGGTGATACAATTACGACTGATAACAGTGCTTCATGGTCGAGTGATGAGCGCGTCGCTCACCTGTTTTCTCAGTCAAGTGAGCTAAGTGATCCAACCGGTTCAAGCGATCTCAGTAACGTCATGCTCAGGAATATCACTGGAATTCACGCACTCCCGGTTAGCTGGTATGGTGACCCGAAGTACGCATACCAGTCGGAGTACGTGGCACCATCCGGTAAGTTTACCGTGGTCTCCAATGAAAACCACCACGATTATCCTAATCTGCGTGTTATCACGGTTGAGGAAGTGCCACGTGACAACTCTTGATGTATCACGTGTTCTTGGAAACTGGCATCACGATGCCGCGGTATCGTTTGATTATGGTTCCTTCAACGGTAATGAACTGCATAAAAACGCTGCCAACCTCCACGACCCGAATCCGGTCGAGGCCGAGCACGTTTACCAGCAGCTACTCGCAAATTACCCACCCAATAGTATTAACTGGGTGCGCACCATCCCGTGGATTGGTCCAGTTGAGATTCCACTGGACCGAGTTGACTGGGATGATGTGAACTCGTGGGCAGCGAGTCACCAGGGTAAGCGGGTTAAGGAATTCCGGAAGCGAATCCGTAGCGCTGACAATGATGTTCACCCCGTGGTGGGGGTGCAGGTACCAGGTGATGATCGGCTGAAGATCGTGGACGGTCATCATCGTGCACTAGCGTACCGGAAAGAAAACCGCCCTGTTAAAGCATATGTCGGTTTCGTGCCATCAGATAATGAGAATTCACCGTGGTTCCAGACACATGATTATCAGATTAGCAATGGCCAGGCTTCCGCGAATAAATTTATAAAAATTTCTGGTCACTCGACTGGCAGTGCCGCCGTGATGTATGATATACTGAAGCCAGTACCTGAGCTATCTCCAGATGATGTTGTGAAGCTGCCGACGGTCTGGGAATTCGTTACCAAGAACATTACCGCTGGTGCGGTTGCTGGTTCTGGTGCGGTTAGTGGTTTGGTGCCGTATGATCTGGTTGGACAGCAAGAAAATGACGAGGAACCGGAAGAGGAAGACAACCGGGATGATGATGCTCCTGGTAACTGGGAACCAGTATCATTTGCTAGGAAAAACGCGGCCGGTAAGATCATCATCCGCCTTGCCCATCTGATAAAGGTTGGCAAAGAAGGGTACATACACGGTTACATCTGCGTAAGACCACCGTGTGGACCGCAATACAGCGAGGCTGTTTTTAACACGAAAAATGGCAAGGTACTCGCTGGTGATGGTACCCAGATCGGTGCGCTGCGGAAGAACGCGGATGGTACCTACTCGATGACGCACCACGGTGCGGATGGTAAGAAAGTAAAGCTTGGTGGTACATTCGCAAATCGAGCTGACGCAGCAAAATCAGCTGTACTATATCACAACGTATCAGTATTGAATGATCGTGCTAAAGAGCCAGATGCCAGCGATGAAGCTGCTGATCACCTTGAAAAGGCAAAAACAGCACTCGCTGCTGGTGATCATGTTACCGCTGGTGTTGAGCTGACGAAAGCTGAAGAAGCAGCAAATCTGTTCTTTAAACCAAATAAGTTGCTTCAGACGCATATTCATGATACTGGTCTGGCACTATCAGACGCACCGAAGCCGTTGAACGCACCTGCGGTAAGTGCACCAGCTGGTAAAACAAAAGACCAGATCGCCTCTGAAGAGGCACTGCAGGCGCTGAAGGACAAACTCGCTGCCAAGCCTGTTGAACCAGTGGCAGTTGATAAAAACAGCCCAGATTACCTGTGGGATAAAGGATTGATGACCAGTGAGGAATACTACCAGGAAACTGGTAAACTGCCATCAGATGTAAGTCCAGAAGACTTCAAAGATACCTACGGTTACATTCCCGGTGAATCATCTGTTAACGATAAAGCGTATAAAGACGCGATTGAGCAGTTGACTGGTCAGGTTCCACCACTGGAAAACTGGACAGCTCACGAGCATCTAACAAACGCGTATGCGGCGGTTAACACCGGTGACTATGATAAAGCGAGCACTAAACTTGCCGCAGCCGCTGTCGCATTGAACGCGCAAGGTGAGCACGATGTCGCCTCGCAAGCGATGACAATCGGCACTTCACTTGAGGCTGGTAAAGTAAAACCAGATGCTTACATGGCACAGTGGGAGAAGGACCTGCTGGGAGAACCAGATGAAGCAGCTGGTGAAGCGATAAAACCAGCTAGTGCACCGTCTGTTTCACCAATCGACGCTGCTCTCGCTCAAAGCGCGTTGCCACAAAAGATAGCTGCGATTCATGATCTTTCATCAGATGAAGCTGTAAAAGATTACCTGACATCAGCCGCTGCATCATTGGTAAGTGGTGATCATAATGTGGCGGGAGAACTTCTTACTCAAGCTGGTAATGGAACGCACGACATGGCTCTCGCTCATGCGATGTACCAGCTTTCTAATGAGGCGTTTCACTCATCTGATGTGGCTCACCCAGTAAAACCAAAAGTAAAGCTAAAGCCAGATATCAATACTAATGCGTACATGGATGCTATATCCCAGACGCAGGATCATATTGCGAGCAGTGATGCAGATGATCACCTGACGCTGGCATACGATGCGCTTGGTGCGGGGAATACCACTAACGCGGTAGAACACCTCAGTGATGCGACTAGTGTGTTGTACGCTAGTAGTAATAAAGATGATATCATGAATGCGAGTAAAGTCCAGCAGATTCATGATGCGCTTCTCGGTAAAAAAGTAAAACCAGCAGCACACCTGGTAGACCAAAGTGTAGCGAACTGGGAGCCGGACCCGAGTAAATCACTTGCAGATAACCTTGCAAGTTTGTCGCAGGTGACGACAGATCCGGTGGCAGCGGCTCATCTCAATGAAGCGTCAGCACACTTGGTTGATGGTAAAGAAGCCGTCGCAGCAGCTTCACTTGATAAAGTGAAGAGTGACGCAGTGATGACTGGTGACATCGATCTGCTTAACCACACCATTAGTTTTGAAAACCAGCTGAAAAATTCACCAGCTATACCGGCGAAATCACCTGCGATTGATACTAATGCATACCAAAATGCCATCGCAGATATAAATAACAACGCCTCAAACATTCAAGCAAATGGTCATCTAACAGATGCATACCTGGCGTTGAATACAGGCAATATCGATGATGTCAAAGAACACCTTCAGGGTGCCATTGATGCATTTAATGGTGATGGTGACCTGGCTAACAGCAATAAGGTTAGCTTGTTGCAAGATGCACTGACTGCTGGTAAACCGGTACCTGATGTGTCAGCTGTAACTGGTGCCGGATCACCAGACTTCGGTAATGAAATCAATGATATCGATGGTTTGACGCTTTTTAGCGGTGATCCTCACGCGGACCAAGTATTGGGCGCGATAAAAACCGCGCTTCAAGCTGGTGACGGTGCAAAGGCGCTTGATCTTTTGTCAGATGCCAAATACGAATTTGATGTTGATGGTTATCCTGGAGCTGAAATTGCTGATCTCCATGATAGTGTATATGAGAAGCTGAATCCACCAATTGGTAAGCTACCAGCTGTGGTTAACCCGGTAAATGTACCGAAGCTGAAGAAGCTAAAGGCAGCGGATCTTAGCAGTGTAAAGAATGATATCAGCGCTGCGCAGAATAGCTTTATGCCTGGTAGTGGTTCTTACAACAAGCTTGATGTTATCAGCGCGAAATTGTCAGACGGTGACACGCAAGGTGCGCTTGATTCACTCCATGAACTGAGTGATAGTCTAGATGATTACGGCAGTTCTGATGAAGCTGAAGCAGTTAAAGCTATTCATGCTAAGATATCTGCAGCTGCCGGCCTTGGCAGTGCATCAAAGGTACCGAAGTTGAAGCAGGCTGATGTTGAGGCAATTCACCTTGCAATAGTAAAAGCACAAAACGATTTTGCAGCGCACACTAGCAATGATAAACTACTGGAAAGCGCTAAAAGTAAACTGGTAGCGGGTGATTCTCACGGTGCGTTGAGTGATCTGCAATCAGTAATTGATAATGCTGATACATATGATGAAAGTACGCTTAGTAAACTTCAAATCGCTCATGACAAGCTTTCCACAGCTGCCGGTCTTACTAAAGCACCGAAGAAACCGAAAAACCTCAAATCAGCTGATGCTAAAGCAGTTTATGATAGTATTACCGCTGCGCAGAATAATCCGGACCTGGCATTTGGTTTGGTTGGCCAAACTATACTCAATAATGCTAAAGCCAAAGTGCTGGCTAATGACACACCAGGTGCACTTAGCCACTTGCAAGAGATCATCGATGCTACAGATGATGATAAAAAAATCGCTGCGATGCAGGCTATCCACAACAAGCTCTCTGTCGCAGCCGGTTTGAAAAAAGTCCCGAAAAAACTGAAGTCAGCTGATGTGGAAAGCGCTCAGGCTAGTATCGCCACAGCTAAGGCTAGCTTGCCATTTCTTGCTGATGAAAAAGATACACTAGACGCTGTTAGCAGTCAGCTAACTGACGGTAACACGCAAGGCGCACTCGATAGCTTGCACGGCATACTCGATGATTTGCATGATATCCTCGATCAATATGTTACAGATGGTGTAAATACAAATACCACTGATAAGCAGATTAACGCGATCCAGGCCATCCACGACAAGATCTCCGTGGCTGCTGGCCTGAAAAAAGCAAGTGAAGTAAAACCAGAAACACCGTACACGGTGCAACTGGCACACGGGCTGGCATCACAGATCGCTGATGCGACAAAGAATGCTGAATCACTTATACCTGGTAGCAGTGGTATGGTAGCATCGCTGAGAGACTCGGATGCAGTAGCCGCCCAGTTGAAGGCAGGTAAAGCTGCTGATGTTATCAGGTCTGCGCGGAAACTTGACATATCACTCGCTGACGCTAGTAAGTACGCATATGGTGATACAAAAAATAAGATCACTGCTGCACGAGCGGGGCTTAAGAAGTCGCTTGCAGCACTCGAGAAGCAGCATGATAAAGATCTTAGCTTTGAGTCATTCGGCGATCGAGCAGCAAAGCTGCGTGCTGATCTGGAAAACACACATATTGCTTCATACTACAAGGCGCAGTATAAGGGTATGCTTAGTCAGGCTGCTAAGCTTCATGATGAAGGTAACGTAAGTGAAGCAGAATCTCGCTTGCGTAACCTCGCTAAGGTCATGAATGGTAAGTATGCTGGTGATGACTCAAAGTCGTTTTCACCCGATGTGAAGAAACTGGCTGATTCCATTAAGGTGAAGCCAGCAGCCGCCGAGAAGCTGACAGCTGAAGAGGCACCTGGTCAGTTTACATCCGCCCGTGTTGGCGACATCGGCAGTAGCATCGCCGAGGGTTACATGGCTACCGGTAACAAGGTAACCGGTAAAAGTGTTGACACTAGCGATGCTGGTAAGTACAAAAACAACGCGGCTCACCTGATTGCTGATGAGATGAGTAGTGTTTCCACACAGGACATGGCGAAGATGGCCGGTGGTAACAATGACAATTCACGTTTGCCAAATTCACTAGTTAACAGCATCGCCAAAGAAGGTATTAGTGCAGTTTCAGTTCATCACAGCGCTGATGTTTTCAACGAACCAGGAAACTATTTTAGTGCGAATGCTAATAAAAGCCGTCCGATAGTTGAAGACCTGCTAAACCGGTTGCAAAATAAGAACACGGTTCCGGCCGATGTGAGGCAAGACCTGGCGAAACCGGAAACACAAGAATTGCTCGCTGCTAGTGGCTTGCCACTATCGCAAAGACAAGTGCTTGCTGCGATTGGTTCCAGTAAAGGAATCGTAACGAGTAGTTATGGAAGCGTTGGTTACAAGCCGTTTAGTACTTATTCAAATACACCATCGGAGAAGCTGAAGGTAGCTGATGAAGCTGATGTGGCACGTAAGTTGCTGTCAGCGTACCTGGCTGATCTTGCTCCAGATAAAAATGAGCCGTTTACCGCCGAAGATGAGCGTCACCTCCGTGCAGAGCTGGTTAGCTCTGCAATTGAGGTATGGAAGCAAACCTCAAACGACAGTCACCTCGGTGCGCTTGGTGTGCAGCGTGCGGCTGCTGATGAGTTTGGCCTTCCAAGCGCGAAGAAGTGGGCTGCGGAAACTGGTGATCTGCAAACTCAGGTCGACAAATACTACAACGATAACCAGGCTGCACTTCGCGAATTTGTCCGAGCGCAATATAACGTTACTCAGCGAGAGCTGAAAAAAGCTGGTATCACGAGTGTTACACTTCACCGAGCGATGGGGTTTGACGCAAACAATGAGATACCAAATTGGTTGAAGACTAATCTTGACCCTAGTGGTAGTCATTTTAACCCAAAGCTAAAGCCAGCCGGTAGCACAGCTGATGTAGCGGAATCAGACTGGCGGCCGTTGTCATCGTGGTCGCACGCCAGCGGTGAAGCAGGTAAGTTCTACGGTTACGGTAGTTCTGGTGTTCAGGTTGCTGCGAGTGTTCCCGCTAACCTGATCATGTCGACTCCTCGGACTGGTAACGGTTGTTTGAAGGAACGAGAGTGGGTGGTCATGGCAGCACCGGGGCAGGTTAAGATCGAAAAGTCGAAGGGCTGATCGTGACCGAAAGCTCTTTGACTCAGCCGTACTCGTTTAGTAATGATGACTGGAATGAAGACTGGCTGAAAACGCTATCCTGGGATTTCCAGCACTATGATGGCAGTGATATTGACCAGTTCGAGCACCTGTTTAAGGGAATCCATTACCCGCCCACTGAGGAAGACGTGCAGCGGGTTAAGAAATTTACCCAGTTGCCATCCTGGATTCCCGCGCCACAGCAGCTTAAGATCCAGACCGCGAAGTGGCTTATGGAATGGGACCGGCCTGGGGCAGAACGATTGCAGCAGGATGGTACCACGACCTTCGCTGGTATATCTGGACCACCTGGTCAAAATAGAACGTGAGGCCCCGATGAGTGTGATGGCACCGGAGATCACGAAGGTGGGACCGGAGGGGTATGAACACGGCTGGGTATGCGTGCGTCCGCCGTGTGGTCACGATGGTCCAGGTAAGGTAAAAGCGGCTGACCTCGGTGTTACCCGTAATGGAACCGTGGTACACCGTCCAACCGGCTACGCCGTGGGACAAGTTGGCAAGCGCGGTGGTAAGTATGTTGCGTCACGGCCAGGTGAGGATAAAAACAGCAATCACGAGAAGCGTGCGGATGCTGTTGCCGCTGTCGCTCGCCGTCATAACAAAGCAGTAAAGCCTGAGGAAACCAGGAAACCACCAGAAAAACCAGCGGAGAAACCAGCTGAGGTAGCTGGTGAAGCTAAGCCAAGTGATCACCCCACACTTGAGGCAATCACAGCTGAGGCTGCGAAAGAAGCACAAGGTACTAAATCACCGATTGATGACCTCCTTGCTGAGCACGCGAAGCAAGTCGATGAACGCATCGCTGACCTGCAAAAAGAGTTGAAAGACGAGCAGAAAAAAGACTCGAAAATTGATATCGGTATTGAAATCGGTACAATTATCGCGTCCATCGCTCTATCATTCTTTACTGGTGGTGCTTCACTGGTAGCGCTGGCACCATTGCTTCACGAGCATTTGCCGGAAATCGGTAAAGTTTTCGCTAAGTCTGCCGTGCACATCAAAACTCACGGGGCGCCGAAGATGGTGGCAGGTGTAGCGGCACGAGCCAGAACCGTTCTCGGCAAGATCCCAATGTCGTTCCACCGAGCGCCTGTGACAGCACTCGGTGTTGCCAAGGCAGATACGTCTATATCACCCGGCGCAATTGCCCACGTGGCTGCTGCTGTGGCTTCTGAGCTAGTACACGGTGGCATGGATCCCGATGATGCGAATTCGATGGCACTCGCTATGGCGAGTCACGCCGCGTTGGCGATGAAGGCTGGGAAGCAGCCATGGAACAACGACTTCATGGCTGGTGATGAAAACACAGTAAGTAAAATCAACAACAGCGTGGTTGTTGAGAAAGTTAGCTTTCACTTCAACCCGCTTGAATCACGTGATGATCACGGTAAATGGACTCACGCTCTAGGCCGTCAGCTATCACAGGCAGTAACAATGGAAGATGAGTCTAATTATGAGCACGGCCTTCTGCTGAATTCACTTGGTCGTATTTCTGATAAAAACCAGGATAAACTCCTGAAAAAGAAAGTAAAAATTATATCTGTTCCTGGTAAGAGCCTTACTAGAGAACAGATGAATAAATACGGTTTTGATTACCAGATGACGCCAGGTGAAGCTGGCTATAACCTGAACGTTAACGCTTTGTCTGATCACAGGAACAAAAAAATGCTTATCGCTGCTGGAAGCGACAAATACGCTCCAGTCCATGAGGCGATGCATTTCCTCGATGAGAACGGTGAATACTCAGGTACACCTAAGTGGCGTCAGCTTAGTAGAGAAATAAGTAAATACCAGGGTATTGATGAAATAATGTATCCCGGTAGTACTGAACCACATTTCCGTGCTGATGTAGTTGGCGCAAACACAGCTGCACGTGAACAATTCGCTGAACTTGCTTCACAGCACCATGAAAATCCAGCTGGTCAACTTGCACTTGGTGACCTACAAATGCTACCGCAGTTGCAAAGTCAAGTACATGCTTACATGAGTGAGAATGGTCTTGATCCATGGAAACCATAGAGGTATCCGGGCAAGACCAGGCTGGGAACCGTGTCATTATCCCAGCTGGAATGACGTCGATACAGCGGGATAAACTTCACATAGCGCATCAAAAGCGTGCTAACACCGGTAATACTATTAAATCTGCTGAAACCGCAACACTATCTACGATGCATCACCTACTCGGTACTCACGGTCTTTGGGGAGATAAAAAAGCACAGCTCCCCGCGTACATCCAGAACATCGCTCACTCACTGATTAAGTCAGGTCACACTGAGTCCGAGGCTATTTCCATTGCCATTGGCGCGGTGAAACGCTGGGCATCTGGTCGTGGTAAGGTGACACCGGAGGTTCGCGCTGCGGCTAGTAAGGCGCTGGCTGAGTGGGAGAAGCTAAAGGCTGAACACTCGAAGACCAAGTCGGTGGTGCCGGATTTTTTCTGGCAGAGCCAGCCGGATCTCATTAAGCTCGGTGGCCCTGAGGGTTATATTCATGGCTTCATTTGTGTGCGTCCTCCTTGTGGTGAGAAGCCAGGTAAGATATCACGTGATGATCTGCAGGTTAAGCGTGATGGCACCATCCTGCACAAGCCATCCGGTTACGGTGTGGGCCACGTTGATAAGAACGCCGCAGGTAAATTTACCGCGACTCACTCCGATGGTCATACCTCGTCGCATAAAGATAAAGAAACCGCTGTCCGCGCACTGATGGGTCATTACAACAGCGGTAAGACGAAGCGTGATTTCGATGGTGCAGATGAGGCGAAAAAACCGGTTACGAGTGTTGAGAAGCCAGCTGTCCAGCAAAGTGGTATTAAACCAGCTGTTAGTGGTAAGAAACCAGCAACTGAAAAACCAAGTCCTGATACTGGCAAAGAACTAACCAGCATACCACTCTGGGATACCACGCATTATGGTGAAGTACCAGGTGGGATTTCAGACGCGGATAAGAAGAACGCAGAATCGGTTTATTACAGTTCTGCATTCGGTGCTACGAATAAAGCATTGCGAAACGATAAAGTTCCAGCTAGTAAACAAAAAGCTGTTGATGGGCTAACAAAGTTGATTGGCAAGGCAAAACCAACCGAAGAACCTACATTGCTACACCGTGGGGTACACGGTGCCAATGATATCTTCGGTCCCGTTGGCTCAATGAATGGTAAGACGTTCCAGGATAAAGGCTTTACGTCCATGACGTCAATCGGTGGTATCGCAAATATGTACCAGGGTAAGGATGCTGCACATATTACCGTGCATGCTCCTTCAGGTACTCAGATGCTGAAAGCAAAAGATCTGATCACTGGTGACTCATCATCACGTCAAGCACTGAATAAGTCGAGGAATGCGGTTCATGAGTATACGATGGCGCCTAACGCCAAGTTTCATGTTGATTCTGATGAGCTAGATAAAAATGGAAACCGGCAGATTCATGTTACGGTGCTACCACATGGTGATAATGATAAAGTCGTTGAGTCCGTAAAACCATCAGATACATCAAAAACCACTAATACGACTAGTAAATTCGCGGATCAGCTGACTAAAACACCAACGGCTGCTAGCCGGAAGAACATCGTCCACGATGCTTCAGATGACGATCTGAAGGCCGCTGACCAGGCATTCGCGAACCGTGCGACGAAGCTTGGTAAAGACGGTAAGGTATCGCGGGCGCATAAGTCGGTTAAAGATGAGATCGCGCGGCGTGGTGGTGCAAAGTCCACGATGGCTGTCGCTAAACCGAGTGAAGCGGTTACTTCCGCTAAACCAACAAACGTGGTTGACGATAAAAAATCAGCTGCGGCGAATGCGCTTGCTGATTATAAGAAGATGTCTGATGTTGCTGCGTCTGGTGCGTCACCCGCAGCCGTAAAAGCTGTTAGCAACTACACCGCTAATGACTACTATTCTCTTAATGGTCAGTTGCGTGGTGGTAACATTGACAGTGTCAACAGTCCAAATGTTAAAAGCATCGATAGTGCATTTGACAGTGCGAAACCGCTTAATCGAGATATCACCGTTCACCGTGGCATGGCGCAGGCGAGTCAGCTACTTGGTCCAGCTGGTAAGAGCGTTGGTAAAACGTTTAGCGATAAAGCGTACGTTAGTACGAGTGCTGAACCGGACATAGCCGAGAAAAACTTCGGTGAAGGTGTTGATTCAGCTATTATGCATATCACTGTGCCAAAGGGCACGAAGGTTGTCAAACCAGGTTCTGCATCATTTGTACCCACGGAATCTGAGTTGATTTTGAATCGCAATAGCAATTTTAGAGTTGACCGCGATGAGGTTGATAAAAAAGGCCAGCGTCACGTGTATTTGACGCAACTGCCTAAGTCAGCTGATCACAGTGGTGCAACTGAGGCGAAGCCGAAGAAGGTAGCTGGTTCAGATGTTATCGCATCTAGTGATTCAGCTGGTAAACCGAAGACAGCTACACCAGCATCATCTGTAAAATCGGCAGACATCAAACTTAATGATGATGGATCAGTCGTTAGCAAGAAAACTGGCGCTGAAGTTGGCGCGGTTCGTTATATGCCAGGTGGATCATTTGAAGCCACGCATGGTGATGGTACAACCACCACCCATAAGACGCCAGCTGAGGCTGTTAAGGCTATTGCGGGAACAACCACACCGGCTGCATTGGCACGAGTACCGAAGCCGGGTGAGCTGTCAACGGCCACAAAGCAACACCTCGTTAGTATCTGGTCCAACTCATTCCGGTACTCAAACAACTCATACATGCACGGCAAAGAAGGTGAAGACTTTACTCACGAGCTTCACCGGCTGTTGTCCACGAACACACCACCGAAAAATTGTGGGAATGGCTGCCAGGAAGCGCACAAGTTCCTCGGTATGGTTGACAAAGATGCTGATGTGCAGCATGGTGAGATATCGCGTGGTATTACGTTGGGTGATGCCGATGCGAAGCGGATGTTCCAACCTGGTCAAACCATGGATATGCCAGTCGCGTCCTGGACGACTAAACCAGAGTGGGCAGCCAGTTTCGCAGATAAGACTGGTGAACCGGGGAAGACAAAAGTAATTATACATACCTCTCCCGGGGCGAAGGGTTTGAGTCTGTCAAAATTGTCTTTGTTCAATGAAGGTGAAGTGGTTACTGGTGGCCGGTACTCAGTGGACAAAGTGCAGACAGCAGATGGCATCATGAACGTTTATGTAACCCAAAAGGATTTCAGTGCCCACTGACTCCGGACTACCTGGCTGGTTCCCTGAAGACTTTAACGTTGATGATGAGCTGTTGACTGCGTTTGAGCAGCAGTCACCAGCTCAAGATGATGGAAAGCAAAAACGTGATGAGCAAAGAAAACAAACTAAGCAAGAAGACACCGGTAAGTGATACCAGTAAACCAGATAACAAATCACGGTTTACCTGGCAACCCGGTGATATCCAGTTCGTTGATGATGATACTAACGCCGCGGATAATGCGGATAAAGCTGATGATGATGATGAAGGTAGCTGACTTCAACGCGCTATGTCATCGTAGCTGGACAGGTTCACCAAATCCATACGGTGATGTTGTCGGTCTTCGGCTGACATCGAGTAGCCGAGTTGAGTTGGTGCAAGACATCCTATCACAGGGTGATCTGTTTACCACACTGTCTGATATGCCATATGGTGCTGCTGGTTTCGGTGTCGATGAAGTAACTAACCCGGTAACGCGGTCAGTTGTTAAAATCGAAAGTACTGATGATGTGGACCAGGCAATCATCAGCTTCGGTGAAAATCGTGAATCAGTGACAGTTTCTGTTTAATCATCCTCATCGTACGTAAATGGTTCAGGTGTGAATTCAGTTAGTCGCCTGGTGCGAACCTGCCACTTTGCATCCTCAGCTTCACCACCGATGGCGAGGACGTAACCTGCGTCAGTGACAACAGCACCGTGAGCCAATTCCACGGTGACACCGAATTTCTCGAGAAGATTCAAAGAATCAGCCAGCGCGTGAAGTTCAGCGATAACTACGCGCCAGTCTGCTACTTTATCGGTTTGTGTTGGTGTACTGGCTGTTACGGTAATAGATTTCGGAAGTTTTTTTGTGTTAGTACGATATTTGTAGTGCTTCTTAAGTTGACGCTTTGACTTATGTTTCATGGTTAATTATATCACAGGAGACGTGCCACGTGGCCTCGACTTTGACTCAACGCGGTGAACTTACTTTTGTGAGTTTCCCAATAGAGAAAACAGAGGTGGATCCGGCCACTGGTGACGTGATGGTGTATGGTCGCGCTTCTGATGGCAGCCTCGACTCAGATGAACAAATTATTGATAGTGATTTTGCAGCAAAGGCAATCCAAGACTGGCTTCAGGATGGAGCCAACATTCGTGTCCAACATAACCCACAGCGTGATCCCGCAGGCGTGGGTGTCGAAGCTGATACTGATAGCACTGGCGCCACGTGGGTTAAGGGCCGGATTGTTGAACCAATCGCGCAGAAGCTGGTAAACGCGGGGGCGCTCCGGGCTTACTCAGTCGGCATCGCTCGGCCAACGATTGTTCGTGACCCGGTGGCACGTGGGGGGCGGATTACGGATGGGCAAGTTGTTGAGATCAGCCTCGTGGACCGGCCTGCGAATAAGAACTGCAGCATCCAGCTGGTAAAAGCTGCAAAAGATGGCAGTCCAGAACGTAGTAATCGCATCGACGGTAACGAAGATTTTATCAACAAAGCTGCCGGTGTTGATCTGGTAAAAGATAGTATTGGTGGACACCATGTCGCCGGTACACCAGATACTTTTACTCACGACTGGCTTCACATTGGCCCTGCTGGTATCGCAGATGATCATGTACCCGCGAATCAGATGAGTAAAGCGGATCTAAAGGCTCATCTAAGTGGATATCATTCTGGCGGACCAATCGGTGGTCGTCGCGTAGGACCAAAAAACCCAAGTAAAGCTGAGTTGCTACATTATCATGAAGAAATGCATAACGCGCTGGCACGCAACCCATTTCAGCCGGTTACGAGTGATGGCGCGCTTGTGGCTCCAGGTTCCATGCACACTCACGGTATTGGCAATGTTCCGAAACCTGACTATCGCGGTAAGAGTATCGACCCTGATATCACCAAAGTTGGTCCTGAAGGTTACATTCATGGCTGGATCAAGGTCGATCCCGGCGACAGCGACAAGATAAAAGCTACCGCCGCAAAGCTGCAGCATTCCGGCCGAGATGCGGATGAAGCAGCTGCCGCTAAACATCTCGGTAACGCGGCTGACGTGGCGGATCAACACATACTTGGCGAACGTGGTCAGCACGAAATGCTCCAGCACCTTCGCAAGGCACACGCTTACCTTGGTGATAGTCATCCTGATGAGGCTAAAGAGATACAAGGTCACATCGACAGGTTCGGTGAGGCTGCTAAAAACGGTAAGAGCAGCCTGGAAGAGGCGCGTGGTGATGCGCCGGAACCAGCTAAGAGACACGCTTTCTTTGGTAAGAATGAGGGAGGAGCCAGCGTGACCACACTGGCGGAGGAAACCGTCAGCCTGACGCTGCCGGCCGACGTGAGCGTGGCGTTCACGCCGGCTGACCTGGCGAAGGTGCTGGCGCTGAAGAGCAAGAGCTCAAACGTGGGTGAGGATAAAACACC